GTGTAGCAAGAAAAAAATGATGCTAGGAAAAGAATGAAAAAAAGTTGTGACACTTGTGACAGGGTTTTCTAAAACAAAAGGGTCGTTCTTTCCTGTGGATCAGCTGTTTCCTGTTTGTTTCGATGGGGTGGTGCACAGGAAAGAAAGTGGCAGGGCAAGTTTCAGACTGTGGACTTTTTTGTTTCGGTGGGCCGGTACACAGGTAGGAAGTTGGCAGAGGGAGTTTCAGGCTGTGTACTCTTTTGTTTCGGTGGGCCGGTACACAAGAAAGAAGTCAGCAGGAGATGGAGCCCTCTCCTGTGTATCATCCAAATGTCCCGTGACGCACGAGAAGCCGTTTTAAGCCTTGTGAAAGGTTTCAGGGTAAGTTTCTATTGGTTTTACCGTTTCGTTTGATTTAGGGGCCTTCTCGTTGATGATACGGGCATGTGAAGCGATTGAGTCGCATTGTCTGTTTTTTGTGGGAAAGCTTTTTGCAAAGAAAGTTTGCTCTAATTTCACCTGACGCACCAGAAGCCGTTTTAAGCCCCATGAAAGGTTTCAGGGTAAGTTTCTATGGGTTTTACCGTTTCGTCTGATTTAGAGGCCTTCTCGTGCGTCTGACAGGCTCTTGCGCCGTTTTTTCGTGACTATTTTTTTCTCGAAAAAATTTTCGAAAAAAAGTCTTGACGCTTTTTATCTTATATTCTATAATGAGGGCACAGCGAAGTTGACGAAAGGTTCGTCACACGATTATGAGGAGGTTTGTATGAATTACAAGTGCAAGGGTGGTAACGTTGACAGAAACTTTGTGGTCGTCTTTTACGAGGCGGGCCGCTTTGACGGTCAGGGCGGCAAGAACTATGTGGATGTGATGGTCGATGCCCGCGACCAGAAGATTCCGGAAACGCCGGGCTATCACAACAACCTTCACATCGGAACGCACGCGAAGAAGGTGAAGGACGAGAAGGGTGCCTGGGTCGATGCGGTCGATCCGAAGACCGGTCAGAAGGAGTACAGTAACTACCAGACTTACAGCGATACCCAGATGGATGCTCTTAAGAAGGCGGCAGGCGATAACTTCGTCAGAATCCCGGGCAAGGTTGATGAGAAGGGTGTACAGCACAGCGACACGCTTGTGTACGGTGTGAAGGGTGACATTTTCCTCGGAAAGAACGGCGGGTCGTTGATTAACATCGGACTCAAGGAAGGCGCAAAGGCGCTCGCCCCGTCTGACTTTAAGATCACCGAGACTACGCTTCAGGATCAGTTTGATTTCATGAAGGCCGAGTCCGAGAGAAAGAAGGCTGATCTCGCTAAGTCTGCCGAGGCAGAGAAGACCGAGAAGGCGGCAGAGAAGACGGAAGAGCCGAAGAAGAAGGCTACGAAGTCTAAGACTTCTAAGGCGAAGAAGGCGCCGGAGGCCGAGGCAAAGAGTGCTGAAGCCGAGCCGGAGTTTGATTGACAGATGAGAAGGAGCAGGCTTTATAGCCTGCTCTTTTTTCAAAACAGGAGGTTTGTATGGAAAACAAAGGCACGATGCAATACTTTCAGGAGTTTGCGTTTTATCGTTCCGTTGAGACATTAAATGCGATGCTTACGGATCGGGGCGACAATCCGATTACTTCTTCGCAGGGGCGCGGTCTTCGCGATAAGTTTCTAAAAGAACTTGAACTTCCGGATATGTCGCACCCCATTTCGCAAGATGATTTTGTCGGTACTTGCAACAAAGTGTTTAAGGATTTTTGCGGCGAAGAGGTTCCCGACCGGTACGGCGAGTATGTAAAGTTTTTCAGGTCTTATACCGGAATCGGTTCGAACACGAAAGAGGTGGTACTTCCGATTTCGCCGTATGATCCGAAATTCTCTCAATTCGGGAGCATGTTAAAGGCGGGAGCGGAACTTCGGTTTATTCCCGATGAAGCACTCATCGCACAGTATGAAGGTTCGCCGCTTTCGCTTCGCGAGAACAGGGATCGCCGCTTTTTCTCGACACCGCTTCTTCGTGAAACCGAGTTTGGTTTTACAAAGGCCGGTATGCTTGCTACACAGGATGATGCGAACGGTCTCACGAGACTTATGCGTTTTATGAGTCCGAAGGAGTTTGAGGCGGCATCGGACTGGCTCTCTAAGCTTCCTCCGGGAGAGGGTATGTCCAAAAAAGGTGTTGATCGCGCCGTTGCTATTTTCGAATATCTTCAGGAAGAGGGCATTCCGTATTCTGTGAAGGCAGACGGCAATATCGGTCAGCTTACGGCGAAACTTGAGGGCTCCGGCGTTTCGGTTCGCGTTGCCGATACGAGAGAAAACGAACACTTTGTCGGTCGTGTCTATGACGGCAATTCGTTAATTTATTACAGCACGAATCATCGTGACGGAAAGAAGTTCGCGGCATACGAGAATCCCACGCCGTCAGAGTGTGTCGATCTTTTAAAGTTTCGGCTCGGTCAGCCCGTTTACAGGCCGGGACATGAAGGTGAAGAAAATTATCGTGTCGGACTTGCCGCTACTTACAATGTCGAGCGTTACGACCCGAAACTGAAACAACGGGCGATTTTTAAAACGAATGCATCTTATATCGCCGGTGAGTCTTTTTCTGCGGCGGTTAAGCGTTATACTGAAAACGGTGTACCGACAGATGACGGTGCGGTTGTGTCGATTTACATGAAGGGTGCCGGAAAACAGCCAATTTATTTCGGGCGGGATTCCGATGCAGAGACTTTTCTTGATAACGCAATCGAGAGCGCAAAGCGGAACTTAATCGACCGGCTTGAGATTGACAAGTTATTTTCGTTTGTGGGGGAACATGTGAACGATCCCAATGCCGTGCCGGATTTTAACCCCGACCCCGAACTCTCGAAGGTGCAGGCTGAGTGCTTTAGTCTTATTCGGGGCGAAATTCCGAACTTAATTAAGCCCGGCGCAGAGTTTGATTCGTATTACGAAAAACTCATGAACGCAGAAGAGTTGTCGGATCAAGAACTTAAGGCGGTTCAGTCTATGCGCTATACCGGTGACGCGAAAGAACAGATTACGCAGTTTGTTGCTGATTTTGCCGAAGAGATGATCGGATCGCGCCAAATTAACCCGAAAGACGGCAAGCGCTTCGATCTTGTGAATACGGCGCGTTATATGGACACAAACTTCTCTGTATTCAAGAATAACGAAGACCTGATCGCCGCAGTCGAGAGGGCACATATTAAAGGCGAAGAACTTCGCGGCGATACTTTTTATCACGACATGGTGCGCGATAAGCTGATTGATTTCGATGTTTTTCATGCTGTGCCCATGTCGGAACACCCGAATCCGATGATGCGCCGTTTCGGTGAAGTAATTCGTGAAACCATCGAAACAAGCGGCGGTTATGTTATGCCGGAAGACCTTTTGGTAGATCAGAACGGTGTTGTAAGCTATTACGCTTACCGGAGAATCGGAATGAATCCCGATTCGGAAGAAGCTACGCTTAATAATCATGTGACAGGTAAAATCGGTCAGATTTTCGTGCCGGATGAGCGCGGTGTCATCGAAACAAAGTTTGCGAGTTCCAAGAACTATTATTCCGTGCCGGGTTATGAAGCGTATGTTTTACCGCAAAAGTTCGGTGAGAATAAGTCACTTGAAGAGAGAACCAGACTTCGCGGATTTGAGCAACTTATGTCGGATCAGCTTCGTTATACGATTCGGCGCGATTTTGTAACCTCGCGTGGAGACACGGGAAGTAAGACTTCCGTCAGTTCTGTGTATAGACGCCTTTACGATACGAGACACCCGCTTGATTATTTCGAGCGTGGCAAAGAAGACAAGATGCCGGAAGACTGGCAGAAGGCCATCATCGAAACGGAGGCGCGGCGCGTTAAGTACGATAAGGCGTTTCAGCAGGGTTCCACCCTCAATGCTGTGTATTTTGTGAAAAACGGCATGGCTGACCTTCGGAACGACAGTTTTATGACACCGCTCAATCTTTCCGGCGGGCGAGACATGTCGATTCTTACACCCGAAGGTGACGGTTATTTTGATCCGACACTTACCGGCGGCGGGACGAATCAGGGAACGGTTCGTTTTTTGACCGAAGGTGCCGTTGTGAATCCTGACGGAAGCATCACAAAGAGTGATGTGACCGATCGCTCGCCCCTTATGAAGCACCCCGATATGCGTTTCTCGGATTTCGACCCGTTTGACAGACAGCAGATGGTTTCGTCTAATATTTTTCAGGCGTCTTCGATTACGGAGCCGGTCGGTGTCGCGATGATGACTTGCGGCGGTTGGAACATGGATGACGGCGTTGTGGTCTCTAAAAAGTTTGCGGAAACGCACATGGTTCGCGGTGCGGGTGACGAACTTCGCCCTATGGTTGTCGGCGACAAGATTTCGGATTTTCACGGCAACAAGGGTACGATCGCTTTAATCGTTGATCCCGATATGGATCCCGAAGAGGCCAAAAAAGAAAAGATTCATAGAGTTGTCGATGTTTTTAAGAACAACCCGAATCTTTCGGTTGTCATGGCTCCGTTCTCGGCAGTTTCGAGATTTAACGGCGGTTCTGCGAGAGAACTTATGCAGAATACGAGTGACTTAAAGCTTGGAGACAGCGTTGTTCCCGGTGGTATCGGCGAAGTTAAGTTTATTGTCACCCACATGTCCGTTGATGTTAAGACCAAGGTTTACGATGACGATGCCGTTGATCTCGGAAAGGGTAGAAAGGCATCGAGTCAGCTTGCGTGGGCACTCAACGCTTACGATGCGAATGCCGTCATGAGAGAGATGTATGGGAGCAACAAGAAAGCAACCGTTGCGCTTCGTGAGTACCTTATGGTTCTCGGCTACGATATGGACGGCAAGGGCAAGTTTTTGACAGAATATACGCCGCAGGCGGGTGAAGAGAGAACTCATTTTACTCTGCCGGAAAAGTCTGTATATAAGACAAATGCGAAAGGCGTTTCGGTGCTCGATACGAAGACCGCATCGTCTGATTTTGCCGGAAAGATCGGCGCTTCCGGCGGCTTTTTGGAACTGCCGTTTTCGCTTAAGTTCCCGGATGGGAGAGAACTCAAAAAAGATGAGGCGTCAGGCAAGTATTTGCTACCTGTTATGAGTGCTTATCTTAGAAGCGGTCAGGAGTTCGCAGACGGCACCCTCTCTGTGCATGACTATACCGGTCATTATGTGAACCTTTATGTGCAGGCTCTTAAGTATCAGCAGGCGACAGAAAAACTGCTTGACGGTAGCTTATCGGATAAAGACCGCGAGAAGTACAAAAAGGCTCTCGCGGACACCGAAAGACAGGCGCAGGGCGAGTTTACGGCAATCACTTCGGATGTAATCGAGCGGCAGTTTACGGGTAAGCATAACATTATGCGTGACGGACTTATGGCGAATCGTCTGTCTCACTCTGCGACAGCGGTTATTACGGCTGATCCGCGCCTTGGACTCGATGAGGTCGGTATCGGGCCGAATATTTCCGGTGTTCTCGGTGTAAAAGACGGCGATATGGTCGTTACATGGCGTGACCCCATGCTTCGTAAAGAAGGACTTGTCGCGGCGACTTGTAAGATGGATGAGAATGTTCACGGCATGAGAATCAATCCCGTGTCCGATAAGCGTTTTGACGGCGACTTTGACGGTGATACAATGGCTCTCTGGCGGCCCAGTATGAAGGAATCAAGGGCAGAAGCCATGGAGAAGTTTGGCTATGCGGCGACTCTTCTTGATTCCGGCAGTATTAACGAAAAGACTTCCGGGCATGGACTTGCCTTTAACTTAGGGCTTGACATGAAGGTTGCATCTCACCGCGATCCGGCGGTTAAGACGATGCTTGAAAAGTTAGAGACAGGTATCTCTAAGTACGAACTTGAAGCGAGCGAGGGAAAGCACAGTCCCGAAGAGTTAAAGGATATCCGCGAAAAAACTTTAAAGGCACTTTCCACCTGTGTAACGAAGGCCCTCGAAGAGAATGTCGGAACGGCTGTCATTCGTTTTGATTCGATGGCTGAGCATATTAAGTCCTTAAAAGAGGCTTGTATCGACACCGGCGCAAAGGGTTCTCTCGGTAAGCTTAGACACTATATGACGGCGCTCGGCGTGACGGACGGAAAAGAGAGCGGCGACATTGATTTTGCCGCGATTCAAGATACCGGTAAGACCGGCTTCACGAGAGAGAGTGCGCTTCAGACCGAAACCGCGACTTCTGTTAAGTCCTTTGGACTCGGTGTCGGCGGTTCGTATTCGCAACGAGGTATGCTTGCTCTTAGAAATCTCGCGCCGGAATCGGTACTTGAGATGACCTACCCGCCGACACAATCTCTCGCGCAGGCAAAGCATGACGCAGTAGAGGCCGCAAGAAAGTATTCGGTCTTAATGAGCGTTGCAAAGCACGCTTGGCGCGGAGAAGCGATCGTGATCGGGAAAGACGGCGAGTACAAGATCGCAAAAGACAGCGAGACAAATAAGCCGTATAAGCTTACAAAAGAGGCTTGGGTCGAGCAGATGTGCGAGTTTTACAGTAACCCGACAGGGCTCAATGTGCCGGTGCACAGAAAGCACTTCGAGGTGCTTGCGGATAAAATGGCTGACAGTCACGGAATTGTAAGAGGCGTTGACGAACTCGCAAAAGATGCCGCCGCGATGGATCGGCTCGCGTATACCGGCAATTTCGCTGTGTTGCAGGAACTTGTGAAAAAGGGCGCGTCTGTTTTTGAGGGCAAGTACAATCAGCAGTTTGCGCCGACTGCTGTCCAGAAGAATTTAGAGGCGGTTGACGGCACAGAGCGGAGCATGATTAAAAAGGACACGCAGGCAGGCTTTAAGAAGAGTCGCCAGATTGACGAGAAGAAGAAAGCTTTCTCGAAGGCGATCTCTCACGAAATCCAGTATCGTGCCAAAAATGTTCCGAAAAATGAGGTTGAAACAGATCACGGTTTTGAGTTATAATTGACTTAGAGCGTAGTATCAGTGTGGGCTTACGCTCACACTGATATTTTTTAGGAGGGTATTATGGTTAAGAAACCAAAGCGGGTTCCTCATACGGATGAAGAGTATTTGCACGCGCAGGGGTATTCAATGCGAGATGACCCGGACATTGCGATTATGGTCGATAATCTTCGGATTTGTGAACATGATTATACGGATTATCTCGCGAAGCATAAGGACTTACTGCCGAATGCAGAGACAAAGGTTGACAGCTTAAATGTGACCTTTAAGAAACTCATGATGATGCAGTTGGTACAGCCCCTTATGCGCGGTGTCTCTGTGAACAGCGTGCTTGAGAGTGCCGGAATGTATATCGGCTATTGCTTTGTCGATAAGAAGCTTGCACAGGATGTGAGTAAAGAACTCGCGGAATCCGTGCATGACGGTATTACCCGCATGAAAGCGTTACCGTTTTGTAAGCCGTTTCGTCCCATGATGGATGCGGTTGATCGTGCACTTACGAAGGGCAGAACGCCGCTTACCGCCGACAGCGCGGCGACAATGGAAATCGGTTTTTTAAAGAATGCTTACAGAAAGCTTCGAGAGCCGGATGCAGACAAAGAACAGATTTTACTTGATTATTCGACTGCGGTCGATGTGCTTCACAGGCAGGCCATGAAGGATGGCGTGTCTCACGATGAGATCGTTGAACAGAGAAATTGCCTTGTCGGACGCTTAATCGAAAAGTACCCGGAAGACCTTCGGTACTTCTCGGAACTCTCGGATTCTTCAGTCGTGAAAGATGAGTATAAGAAGCAGTATCTTAATATCGGTGGCACAATGAAGCCGTTTTATGTCTGGGACGGTACTTTTAAGACGCAGGACGGCAATGATTTTAGAGAGATGTTTTCGCCGAGACTGCCGGAAACACTTGACTATCATGTGGCAAAGCTAAAGCCCCATTACGATGCAAAGCTTGAAGAGTTTGACAACAACTTAGATCGGGCCGAGTATGTCGCGGCGACCGCGAACGAAATCGCACATTATAAGACCGATTATCTTTATGCGACTTCGGATGCCTTGCAGAACGGGTGCAGATATTTATTCGATGATCTTCCACCGGCAGATTCCGCAAGGGCACTCGCCACGATGGTGATGCGGAGTTCCGATACCTGTGAAAAGAAGCATCCCGGATTTCGCGACATACTCCGCGAAACGATTATGGCGCGATATACGGCTTATACCGAAAGTTATGACAGAGCCGCAGAGGGTAAGTTACAGGCAAATATTATCGAAGGCTCCGGCAGAAGAGAGTATGAGTACGATTATGCCGGTGTCAGCGAAGAGGTGCAGGAGAAGGTTGATCTCGGTAAGATGCCGACCCCTGTTGCGAAAGATTTGCAGACTTCGGTGCAGGAAGACAGCTTCGTTAAAAATAAAGATGAATCGCCTGTGAAACCGGATCGTGTTCAGCCGAAACTTAAATTTCCGGAATGGCTCAAAGAGATGGTTGACAGAACAGCGAAAGAAACAGTCGCCGAGAAAATCTTAAAAGAAGAGGCGAGGCGCGTTCGTGCGACACCGGAAAAGGATGACGATATTCGGTTTGAGAAGAAGTTTAAGCCGAGAGTTAAGAAGGCGATTAAGGACAAGACCACGGATGTCGGCGAAATGCTTGACGGTCTGGAATACTGTTAAAGGAGGCAACTTATGGATGAGAAAAAGGGCGGTACGATTTTCGGCTCGGAGAACTGGACGAAAGAGGACTACGAGCGCATGACAAGAACCGATGACGGCATCTTAAAGATGTGTGAGGTTCTCGGAATTTCGAGCGACAAAGAGGCGCAGGAGTATTACCATGCGAGAGCGAAGGCCATGAATGCCGAGTATCAGGCAAAGGCTTCTAAGAGCAGTATCTTAGATCGCATGGCAGAGAGTGCTAGAAAGGCTAACAAGGCCGCGAAAGAGGCAGAGAGAGAGGTCGGTGACTGAAATGGAAGGCTATAGCTTATTTGAGTTTGGTAACAAGGCTCAACTCTTTTTCGATACGGACGATCTGCCGACTGCGAAAGAGGCGCGGGAAATCATTGAACTGAATCTTTCGAACTGTGCGTTTCATGGCGAAACCATCGTTCTTATTAACAGAATCAGTTTCAAAAAGTTCGCAACGGTTCTTTGTGACTTTAAGGCTGTGCCGGAACTCATCGAGCGGGTACTTAACGCAGAGGATACAAAGCTTCTTGAATTTGTGTATGCGAAAGACGGTTCGGAAATCAAGATTTTTACCACTCCGCCCGGTTATCAGAAACAGAAATTTTCGGAAGAGTTTTACACAGCCGATGAGATTTTGAAGCGTTTGTAAGTAAAAAAGAGCGGGGCGACCCGCTCTTTTTTTTACGATTTTCGTAAGTTTTGATGATTGCTGTTGAAAATGTGTCGATTTATGTGCTATAATCAAGTCATGCTAAAAAATCTATCAGAATGGTGGTTTTATCATGAATAAGAAACTCAATCAGCGGGACTTGATTCTCCGTGTCTCTGAAAAGATGGATATTCCGGTATCTTTTTCGAGAAAATTGGTTCCGCTTGTATTCTCTGAAATTGTCGAAATGATGCGCGAAGGTGACAGGCTTGCCGTGCAGAATTTCGGTGTTTTTGAAATGAAGCTTCATAAGGGACACTATGCTTCGTTTTCGAGCGAGCGTGTCGGGCCTTATTATCGCTTCAAGTTTTCGCCGTCTAAGAGGCTCAACTTTTATCTTAGGCAGGAAGTCCCTATTGCTCCCGAGGGCCAGTCCACATGAAAAAGTGGCAGATGAATCTGGTTACGATTTTACTTCTTCTCGCCGGTGCAGTTTTGATCGCGCTCTGTCTTCGTGATACGAGGCCGTATTCTGCTGTGCTTTCCGGCGGGGTAATCGTTTCTGTCTTAGCGTGGCGCATGTACCGGAGCGAACTCTTAAAAGATAAATATGTTTCTCTCGGCAAGCCAAGGGAAACATATTCCTGTGTACCGCTCGGATGTGACTTTACATACGAGGCTAATCTTTTTGAAAAAGGGGTTGTGTTTTGTAACAGAAAAAAGATTGAGCGCATCTTATTTCGTTCGGTTTATCGGGCACATACAAACGGGGATATGCTCACATTACAGTTCTTTAAGGGCAACACGAGAAGCTTTATCTTTCGAAGTTCGGTTGCGTCACGCATCTTTGCGGATTTTATCAATAAAAAGAACCTCACAGCGAAATGATTCGCTATGAGGTTCTTTTTGTTTAGTTTTGTGGGCTCCCGGAAAGGTCTTCGATGATCTTATAATAGTTTCTTTCGATCGGGGTCGTGGAACTTGTACTGTTAATCAGGATTGCTTCGCTTAACTTTGCTCTGGTGAGTGCCACATAATACATGCGCTTATCTGCTTCTGTCAGGACGCCGCTCTGCGGGTAGGTCATGAGAACGATGGTGTGATCGAACTCAAGGCCTTTTACGGAATGAATCGTGGACACAAGCACATTGGACTCGGCGATGACGCGATTCTTTTCGTCAGAGTTCTGTTTTCTTCTCTGGTTCGTTTTTGTTGCGAGAGTCTTTTCGTAGGCGAGCATGATCTCTTTTAAGAGATCGTAAAATTCGGGCGCCGTAATGAGCCCTCGTGTGTATTTCGCGTGAATATCGTTCACTTTATCAGCATCGTCTTTCATCCATCTCGCGATGGTGTTAAGCTTTATCTCTGCATCTTTCGGATGTCTGCCTCTTGGCCCGTCCTTTGTTTCGTCCTGTATGATTTCGTTAATCATTTTCAAACTGTTTGCCGGTGGGCAGACGGTGACTTTATCCCAGTTGTAGTTAATAAAAGCCGAGAGCACCGAGTTTTCGCGTTGCATATTCGGACGGATGTTTCCGAGAACCGCCTTCTCTAAGACCGGGTATTTGGCTCTTAGGGCCCCGGAATTTATGATGCTCTCAAGAACCTTATAGGCTCTCGAAACGGCTGTGTTTGCATGAGCGAGAAAGATAATCTTCTCGTCATTGGTTAAGGCCGTAATGATTTTGTCAACGATTTCTTTATCCGTCAGCATAGAAGGGATGCCGTTTTCCTGTAAATCCTTGCCGATCTTAAAATCCCAAGGGTGAATCTGAATTGCATCCGTGAAGTCCTTTTCGGTGATCGGTGTCAGGTTATTCGATCTAAGCTGAATTTTCGCGTGACGGTTTGCGGCGATGTTCGTGAGTAGCGTGTTTGCAAGTCTTAAGATGCTCTCTTTCGAACGATAGTTTGTGTTTAACTGGTAGCACTTAAAGATGCCGCTGTTTTCCAGTACACCCATCGTTTCCGGGTCTGTGCCTCTGAACTCGTAAAGTGTCTGCGAGCAGTCGCCGACCAAGTAAAGGCTTGTGTTGAAGGTATCGGCATACTTTAAGGCCATGACGAACTCACTTAAGGAACTATCCTGAACCTCATCGATAATCATGTGCTCACAGAGTAGGTCGCTCGGCAGGCCGTCCGGATCGTCTTCGTTTGCCTTCGGCTTAAGACTTGTTAAGACATAGCCAATCACGGACTGCTGAATGTTTAGAGTCGTGCCGCCGACCGTATCTAAGATTCCCATCAGGAAATCAAAGCGGGTTGGGACAATATTTAAATCCTCTTTTGCGCTGACGGCGGCGATTGCGTAATTGATCTGATCGTCCGTGAAGCCCTTGCTATGAAGCATAGGCGTTCTGATTCTGATTAAGTTTCTTAAACCATCGGAATCGCGGAGTTCCTGTGCGGGATGAAGCGAAGTGTAGATCGAATTTACCATCGAGGCGATCGTCATGGACTTTACATCGGGGTAGCGTTCCTTTAAGTTATCTGCCGCCGCGTTTGTGAACGAAAGTGCGATTACATCCTTTAAGTTCATGCCGAGGCGCTTCATGTACTCAAGACGGTTTACGATGGTTGCGGTCTTTCCGGTTCCTGCGCCCGCCTGCAAGATGACAAGCGGTTCATCAGTTGTGATTGCCGCCTTTTGTTCAACGGAACTCGGCTCCGGGATCAGGGTCTTATCAAGAGACATGATTCTCGGCAGGGTCGCCTTTTTCGCGTTCAGCTTCTCTAAATACTGGCACAACTCAAGATGCTTATTTGTGCCGATTAGTTTGTTGAACTCTTCTTCTTTTAAGCCGCGCCCGACTTTTCCCGCGAGGAATTTGTAAATCTCACCGTAGGCGGTCATCGGAATCTTTAATTCGTTATAGAAGCGAAGCAAAGCTTCGACTGCGCCGCCAAGACCCGTGTATGCGTGCTTAAAGCACTTATCGGCATGTTCCGCGCAGTCTTTTGCGTTCTCTTTGATATTTTCATAGAGAGACACATCGGCGAGCGCTTTGATGGTGTACGGATGGGTCTGCATAAGAGTATCATAGTGCTCGAACGGGTCGATCTCTTCATGGTCTGCGATACGAAAGCTTCCGTTTTGGTATTCGAACTTGAAAAGCGTGTAGATCGGGGCCGCGAAAGATCTTCTATCGGTCGTCTTGATGACTCTTACTGCGATCGGATGAAGTTCCGCGAAACGGTTATTGCCGATTTTAATCAGGCTTTTTTTACGAATCGGTGTCCATTTGCTCGAATAATTCTGTTCTGCGCCGCCAATGGCAGACGGCACGACATAGGGCGATACCGGAATTACCGGGCCGATTTCGTACTCGCAGTCTTTTAATAAGTCAAGTACATCGCTGGTCGAGCCGATATTCGACATGGAATTTAATGCGCCGGTCGTCCGGACACCGTTACCCGTAAGAGCAGAAGAAAAGTAAGTCGGGGTAACTTCTGTCACGGATTCCGGTACGATGTTTGTCTTTAGTGTTTTTAAATTAACAGGCATTTTGACTCCTTTCAGGATATTATCTTATAATTTTCGATCTGATGTTCTGGTTCGAGGTGCGCTCCATGTGTCTTATGAAGTTCTCGATACTGTAATTCTCTGTGCCTTTACAACCCATATAGTATAAAGTCTTCGGGCTCGGAAGGCTCGGAGAATCACAGTAATCTGTAATCATAATCGAGATCTCGTTCTTTCTCTTTTTCGAAGATTCGATGTATTTATAGACCTCATCGAACTCCGTGCCGCCGCCTGAAATCGGAAGTTGTTTTAGCTTTTTTAAGGCACTTTTCTTTGAGATTACGCTTCCCGGAATTACGATTGTTTGTTTCTCATAGAGTTCGCCGTCAAACGGTGTCACGAAGAGGTTAAGCTTTAACTCCGTTGCAATGTCTGCGGCGGCGTTTAATGCGAACTCGACCATAGAGAGATTGATCGAACCCGACACATCAATATAGAGATGCAAGTCTTTTGTATAGGTGGTTCTATAATGCCGACCCATTAGGTCAATGTTCATCGGGTCGCGCCGCGACTCTCGCATGAATGTCTTAATAATGGTCTTTCTTTCATTCATGGTTCGGGCACTTGTGCTCTGAATGATTCTTTTAATCTTCTTTTTAAGTTTTTGCGTGAGCGCCTTCGTAGAGTTCGGGTTGATTCGCCTTGTCGGGTCGCCGCCACCCGAACCGGAACCTGTCTGATTATTCATGATTTTGTCGATTGCGTCTTTGATTCGTTCGTCTTTCTTGCTTTCGCTCTCGGCGGTTTCAAGCATATCGAAGGGCTGATCTTCTGCGCCGTCATCACTCTCGGAAGGCGTGTTATCTTCAGGCTTATTCTTTTTATTCCCGGAACCGTTTTCTTTGGATTCGTCTTCGTTGCCGGGGCCGTTTTTCGCTTTGCTCTTTTTACTCTTAGAGCCGCCTTGCGACTGATTTCCGTTCTGACTCTGACTTTCAGCGGCTTCGTTCTGTTCATCCAACCAATCAAGGAAGTCTTTCATCATGGTAATGTCGTTATTCAAAGTCTCGGCATCTTCGATTTTGATGTTTTCGGCACAGGCAAATACGATCGCGAGCGGTACGATACGGCTTTTTATAGATGCACCGACCATGATGCACTCATCTTGTGTGACCGTTGCACTGTTTACGCTATAGTCTTCCAACAAATTTGTCAGGATTCTCGCAAAAGTGTTTTCTGCGAGGCGCATATGCTGTGTCGGACGAAGTTTCACACATTTAAAGCCGGAGTCCATCTTAAGTTCCGTGAACTGGCGCAGTAAGCGTCTTGTCTCGGGTTTTAAGGGCATCATCGCAATGCGGCGGTTTATGTATTCCTGAAACTCTTCGAAACTTTTACGGGTTTTGAACATCATAACGGGAGCCGTGATATTTAGATATGCCGAAATCGAAGTGATGCACTGTTCTGCCTGAATTTTGTTATCTAAGTAGTCTTTTACGGGCTCGATAATGTCACAGGGTATTGTATAGAGAATCTCATCAGAGGCTTCCGGAAGTTCGTACTTCTGGTAGAGCCGGTCGATTAAGAAGTTATCGGCTTTCAACCAAGAGATAGGCGAATAGTCTAACATATATGCCGAAATCAGGTTTTTTGCGGTCTGATGTGTTGCTTTCGGACAATCAGCCTTCCAAGTTTTTTCGATTGTATCTGCAAGAAGTTCGATTTCGTTGTCCGGCGCATCGATTATGGTTTTCAGAGAATTGGTTAAAATTTTTTTTCGATTAAAGGCTCCGGTCGGCGGTGCGACAATTCGAAACATATGACTCCTTTCTAAAAAGCAGACCGGCAGGATTTGCCTTGCCGGTCTTTTTTATTTTACTTATTTGTTAAACTCTGTAACAGATTATAAAGCGGCGGGTTCAAGTCCTTAATCCTGTCAACGACAGTGCGATCGACAGAGGGGAGCGTGTATGCATTCTGTAAAGACATGAGGGTTTTTCCCGCAAGCTTTCTTGCATCTAACTTTCTCACAAGTGTTTCGAAGATGCGGGGGTCGTTATTTGCTTTGTTGTTCTGAATGTGAGCAAGCGTATATGCCAGAGAATCCGATACATTGTCAAGAGTCGCCTCTTCAATCGTTTCAACAACCTCGTCAATCGTGATCTTTGTTTCAAGTTCGGTTAAGAACTTAGGCTTCTTACTGTAAGCACTCGCGCTCTTTTTCTTCATTGTAAGCTTATCAGTCTCGACTTCTTTCGTGAGGTTACTGAGTAAGACCTTACTGAACTCTGTTTCACCGGTAAAACCCGTGATGATTTCATAGATTTCGGTCTTATTCGATGTGCCGGTACTGGTTGCGAGCATACAGATGTTAATCAGGTCTTCTCTTGGGATTTCGTTTAACCATCTCGAAAGAGAAGAAATCGTTCTCGGCGTTGTGAATTGAAGGCTCTCGGGGTCTACATCGTCACTGATCGTGTTTTCATCCTGCTTGCACAATAGATACTTTTCCGGATTCTGTGCGAGCGTCTTTCTGATAAGCTTATTCAGATCGGGATTCACACGCAGAAAAGTGTCGTAATCGGGGAGCACATTGATCGTCCAGAATCTTGAAATGGACGCGCTGTCAAGCGGCGTGATGTTACCCTTATCGTTTCCTGCGGCGATCATCAAGAGATTGTCAGGAAGCATTACATTGCCGAGCATACGCGCCGTAGCAAGAGACAAGAGCGCGGAAGTAATGTCCGAGGTGGTGCGGTTTAACTCATCCAAAAAGAGAATAGGCTTTTCATTTGGATGGGCCACGGCATAGTCGATCGCCTTTTGAATCATAGCAGACGGAAAGAATTTCTGCATGTAGTCATCTGTGCCCGGAATTGGCACGGTCTTTGCCATGGTTAAGTCACACTTATCGCCAAGCTGATTACAGGTTGTGGTAAAGCACTGTGTATTTCTTTCTTCTGCGAGTGCCATCACCCACGAAGACTTGCCGATACCGGCCTCACCGTTTAGAAACGGAATCGAACCGGTATTAAGCAAAGCATTTACGGTTACGGTCAGGGTGTTATCGAATTTCATATCAGAACTCCTTTTAGGTGATTATATAGTCATTAAAGCATTTGCTCCGCAAAGCGGAGTCCCCTCGCCGAAGACGAGGGGACTCTAGGTTGAAACTTTTGTTTACACGGGTTTTCTTTTTACTTTGCAAATTTTCTGTAAATCTTAAACCCATAGTAGGCTCCGGCAATCATGAGCCAGAGGATGACAGTCGGGGACATTCTGGGGTCGCTAAGGCTACCGAATCCAAGCGAAATCAGAACGACTGCGGTCGTTAATAACATGAGAATCTTACCCCAGACGATTAAAAGACCAAAGACAAAGAATACAATAATCTTTACGAGGCTTAAAACGATGCCAAAAAGTCCCTTCGGTGCCGGGCCTTCTCTCCACTCCTCGAAAGTTTCATTCAGTCTATCCAAAGCATTCATGGTTTAAACCTCCTTTATGTTGAATTTTTTCGAAAAAAAGACAGGCAATTAGAATTGCCAACCGTACAGCGGGTTGCTTATTTTCTAAAAATACTATATAATCAAGATAGATTTTAACACATGGGAGGCTTTAAATGAATGGTTTTTGCCACAAAGTTTCCGGCACAGGACTAAGCCTTTTAGCTGTGGACGGGCTCTTCGTAGCTACAAATAGCAGTAATTCAGATTTAAAAGCCAAGGCAGACTTTTTGATTCAGCATCTTGGCATTATGAATGAAAATAACTTTATGCTCGCTCCTGCAATCGGTCTTATGATTGGGGCTTTCATCGGGTTTACCTTGCCCGATGTAGATCAGCAGGAATGGTTTCCGTTACCACATAGGTCAATTACGCACAGCTTTTACTTTTTGTTACTTCTTTCTCTTATCGCTTTAAAATATCCGGTTTTTTGGGGGGTGGTTTTCGGTGCTACAACACATCTTGTGCTTGATAGCTTTTCTTATGCCGGTGTTAGTTGGTTTTTCCCATTTTCGGGCTATGTGAGATACACCGGCGGCGCATTTGTTAAAAAAGGACATAAATTGCAGATTTATAGATCAAACAGCATCGAAGAGAAGATGATTGCAGGCGGGATTCTTATTGTGTCTCTCATCGTCACATTTTTAACTTTTAAGCCTCTGTTTCTAAAATAAAACAGTACCGTAGATTTTATCTACGGTACTGTTTTTTGTTTAAAGATTTAATTCGAGCCTCACGGCCTCAAGAAGTTGTTCTTGATTCAAGCCTTTTTGGTCTAAGAGTGAGTTTACCCGTTCGTCAAAGGTGTCTTTTGTGAGTATTTTGTGGATAATTACCGGGTATTTTTGTCCCTGTCTATAAAGTCTTGCGTTCGCCTGAATATAGAGTTCAAGACTTGTCGGCAGGGTGAACCAGATTGCGGTATGCCCGCCTTCTTGGATGTTGATGCCGTGACCGGCAGATGCCGGTTGAAGCACAAGCGTTTTGATTTCGCCTTTGTTCCATGCACGCATCATCTCGATTGAGCCATCGAATACAGCGAATTTGTCGCCGTCACTCTGATCTCCATACGGTTTCAGTCCCATTTTTGCAAGGCGTTCCGTGATTCTCTTTAGATCAATCTTAAAGTAATAGAGAATCAAAGTGTTATCTGAAGTTGTGTTTATGATGTGCTCCATTATGTCAAGCTTATGCTGATGCAGTTCGATAAAGCCGGGCTCTTTGTCCGTGTAGAGTGTCCCGGACGCGAGTTGCCAAAGTTTTGCGGCAAGTGCGGCTTTTGTCTGCGCGGTGATCGCTTCATCTTCGAGACTTAGCACCATGTCTTGTTTGAATTTTTCATACAGCTTTGTCTCTTCGGAAGTCAGATGTGCGTACAGAGTGTTGTAACTGATCGGCGGGAGCGTGATTGCCGTATTCTTCACAGAACTTGTTATGTCCGTGATCTTTTCAAAGATTTTCGGCTCTGCATCCGGCAGTATTGTGTAGATATGATAGTTGCCGTTATAACTTAGCTTATCGTTAAAGTAGCTTTCGATATACGCTTTTCTCGTTTTGCCGAGCCGTGTTCCTTGGTCTAAGAGCCAGATTTGGGGCCATAGGTCAAGTAAGTCTTTTGGCGCAGGCGTGCCGGAAAGTTCAACGATCTTTGAGATATACGGTCTTACGGTTTTCAGAGCCTTAAAGCGCATCGATTGCGGGTTCTTAAAGCTTTGCGATTCGTCAATGATTACGAAGTTAAAAGGCCAGTCTTTCTTAAAGAAACTCACAAGGTCTGGAACCAGTTCACGGTTTATGAAGAACACGGTAGGCGGCATCTTTATCACTTCTTCGTAAAGCTTAAGTCTTTTTGCTTTTGATAACTCTTTCCCGTTTTTGTTTAGAAAAAGTGACTGATACGGCATATCGAAACCCCATTTTTCGATTTCGTCAATCCATGTTGCTCTTGCGATCGTCTTTGGTGCAATCACAAGCGTATGCCATGTCCACGGGATTGAGTTATGATGGCGCATTTTATCAAGCGCCGATAGGACGGTCAGCGTTTTACCTGTCCCGCAGTCCATGAAAAGTCCGTAACCTGAATTGCTCACAATCAGGTCACGGCACTTTTCTTGGTAGGGGTGAAGATTTGGCATCACATCCACCTCGATTCGGCGGCACGATAGATTTCAAGAAGATCGTTATATTCGCCAAAGTTATAAGCGTCAAAGTAAATCTCTTCGCCGTTTAAGAGATCAACGAACTCGTGAATGAGGCTCGTATCATCGCTACTGATAATTTCGTCAACGGTATAGCCGAGCGTTGTAGCGGCGGTCTCTGCTTCTTCCGTGTCGAGTTTAAAGGTCTTTACAAATTCCGGTACAACCTCGTTTTCAGTTCCGTAAAGATTCTCTGTGTACTCATCAAAGAGCGCATCGTAGTGCGCATCCTCCAGTGCACCAAATTCTCTGTCTGTCATATAATGTGCCATGTTTACTTTCCTCCGTTTGTGTATTTTTTCGAAGCCTCTTTCAAGAGTCGTTCGAAGTTTTCGTCAAGTATTTTGTTTACATCATCGTCATTTTTTAATTCAATCTTTTTGATTTCGTTTTCGGTCACGATTAAGAGAGTCGGGGTGTGCTTAATTTCCTGCTCGGCGACTAATGTCTTTGTAATTTTTCTCGCCGTAGAAGCTTTGCGAATCGACACCAGTCCTTCTAAGGTGTTATGTGACTCTGCGAAGGCATTGATTTCAGGCTCCAGTTTCTTGCATAGCGGGCAAGTCGGACTGTAAACGACAACGATGCTCTCGGTTGGTAAACTGTTAAAGCCGTTAAAAGGCTTTATGTTTTTGAACATCCTGTCTCTCGGCAGAGAGAGAAAGATGAGTATGAGGATCGTTATCAGGCCGGTCAGAAAGATAATCGGTTTTTGTTTCATGATTTGTTCCCTTCTTCGTTTATGATTTTCGTTGCCGCAGTAATCAATGAATCTAAAAGATACGGGATGCCGTTTCTAAGAGTCTTATGTTTGTCTCTCTTCGGGAGAACTCTTAGGATCGTGTAATACGCAACAGATAGCACATCGTCTTCCCCGTATTGCTCTACTGTGTACTTTCTTGCGGTAAACATCATGAAACGACATTGTTTGTAGTAATAGAGCATGTTGGAATACTCGAACACGGATTCGTCATTGTCAAAGTCTTCCAATGTCTTTTTGAATCTCGATGTTCGAATCACATCTTCGATTACTTCTTTTGCGCGGGGAATCTTATCAAACGGAATCAGAATGTTGGTATTTTGTACCGGAATTTGTTTTTCTCTCGTTGTTTTTGCAAGGTCTTCGTATATTTTTTCGATGCTTGTTTCTACTTCTTTCGGATGCTCGACCCTCTGTCCCGTAAATGTTACCCAGTGACACATTAGAATCTCGTAATCGCCGTTCTTTTTTCGGATGACGGTTTTGTTTTTTGCGTTTTCGAAATCGTTAAGGTTTGCCGGTGCACGGAATAGAAGGTGCAGGCCTTTGCCGGACATAGATTTTTCTGCGTAAATCCAGTTCGACCGTAAAAGCTTTTCTTTTAAGTCATCCGGGCATTTCGGCTCAATGTCCAAAATTACGAACCCTGTCTTTTTTACATCTAAGAGAAACGCAAGATTTGGGATTCTTTTTACGATGTGAGTAAGGCTTGTTAAAGTTTCCTGTTCTTCTCCGAGCATCCACTTACATGGGATTTTCATGCCGGTTTCGATTAAGGCTTTTAAGTTAATCGGCTTTTTGTCTTCGGGGTCTGTAAATGCCCAGTGCGGCACATCTTTTAAGTCACAGACTCCGGGGTAAGTGATAAAGTCACGCAGTTCCAAAACGGACTCCTTTCTGTGGACAAGTTCTTGTAAATGTGTTATTTTTATTATAATAAAGATAGGAGGTAGTTGCAATGAAAGGTGCTGTAAAGTCAAAAGGCAACTTAGGCCACGCAATTTTAACTGGTGCGATTACTATGGTGATGGCTTTTGGCATTATCGTTCCGACTGCGGGTATTTTGCATCGTGCGGTCGAGTACAAGTTATCGGAAGCGAGGTTCGATAAGCGTAAAGCGCCAAGTGAGCCGACCGTTACACCGATGGAAACCGCGCCGGTACAGGAAGAAGTCGTGCCGAAATCAGAACTTACGGAACTAGCTGAAAATTATCAGGCACAGATTTCTTCTCTTGAGGGCCAGATTGCAGAACTTAGTGCCAATGCACATGCAGAGAGTGACCGGTATGCGGGTGTCGCAAATATGCGATTTTTGCCGGATGAAAATGTCTGGGTCTACGATGTTCACAGGGGTGATACGCTCTCTAAGATTTCTCGGATCACAAACTACAGCGTGGATCAGCTTGCAAACATTAATCAGATTCGCAGAGTGAATCTGATTTACACCGGTTCTTCTCTTAGGGTGCCGAATAACTAAATTAAAAACACTCTGACTTAAAGTCAGAGTGTTTTTTTATGGAATGTATTTTAAGATGATGCCGTCTTTGATTGAATTATCTCTTGGGCTATAGCCGATTAAGGTCTTTGTTACTTGTAATTTGGTATCAACAAGCCAATCGGATTGTGGCGTAAGTTCAATTTCCAATTCTCCGTTTTCTGACGGGTTTACTCTTGTTTGATTCAGATACCAGTTGAGCGAGGTATCTAAGCCTGAAATTAAGAGTTTGATTGAAGTAACAGTTTCGCTGTGGGTTTCTTGTTTTATTTGATATGTGTTTTTATTTCGTTCGCTAGACAATTCAACGGTTGTTGAATTTCTTTTTAAGATGCTTACCGGGTAACTTATTTTAAAACTCAGGTTGTTGCTTTCTTTGTTGAATGATACTTGTGAGTTGCCTATTATGGCCCCGCCTTGTTCATCGTAAATGAATGAATCTTCCGACAGTTGTAAGTTTACGGTCGCGGGTTGTATTTTGAGTGTTGATTGAGTTTGAGATAACTGCTCATTCAGTTGCTTAAATGCCTGATTTTCATTGTGTTCGGAAACGATTGTCGGGATTATAGCGAGGGAAAGTATTAAACTAATCCAAATGAGAGGGCCTAGATTTTCGAGTATTTTTCTTTTTATGTCAGCGTTCATTGCATTTTCCTCTCAACATCACGAAAAGTTTTTAATAAGCGTTCACACGCTTGATTCAGTGCGCGTGCCTGCACATCTAGCCACAACTCATAAGAATTTGGTTGCAATTCACCGCCTTTCTTTTTCTTTAATTCAGAAGGCGTGCAAAGACGCTCGGCAATGTCGCTGTCAAAAATAAACGAACACCCACCGTAGCTGTATTCAGTCCAGTCATGCGCGCCGTTTAACAAAATGTCTCTATTTATGCTTGCTTCGTCAATGTGCGAGCGTTTGACAGCCTCTTCGAAGTCGTCCAGTAATTCAAGTGCATATTGTGTGATGCCGCGATCGAAAGCACTCGTATGTTTGCGATTCATTAGAGTTTTACGAACTTCTTCTAAGATCATTTTTTTTTTCTTCTCCCATCTTTCAGTTTTTTGGATAAATTGTTTAAACTCTTTTAGGAGTCTCTTCTTTACTTTTGTCTTTTTGCACAGGCTTACTAACTCATCAACGCTTTCTTTTTGGTCGATTACACAGACCGGAATTTCTTGGTTTGCGATCAGTTGCATCGTAAAGTTTTGAAGCGCGGTCGGCTTTTTGCCCGGTGCTTTTAACTCCACAAAGATTGCGTGACCGTTTAATAACACAATGCGATCCGGCACGCCGGTAGCAGACGGCGATATGAATTTAAAGCATAGGCCGCCTGCTCTCTCGACTTTTTTGCGGAGATATGTTTCAATCCGTTCTTCCGGCTTCATGCATTCCTCCAAGAATCCGTGTACTTCTTTTCAACAATGTCGATGTAGGCTTTGAGATTGAGACTTTCTAAGGCTCTTTCTGCGGAGTCATCGTCCATGAGCCAGAGGTCGGTATTGTTTATGACAAAATCTACGGTTTCGTTTACATTGGTTGCCTTCTTGATGATTGCCTCATGTCCGGTCATGTTCGTGTTCACACCGTAACGGGAAAGAATCTCTTCTGCGAGCGGGTCATTTTGAATTGCACGCTCGTTATTTTTTTCTCGTTTTTTCGCGGTCGCCGGTGTAATCTTTGACATGGTTGCGGCAGAGATGTTCATGCTTGTCTCGGTTTTGTTTACAGCAAAGGCACGGTTATAGTGCTGAAGCTGTACAATGCTTCCGTCCGCTGTCTTGCCGAAAATATAGCTATTACTGCTCGGCGAAGACGCGAGGACATACTGAAACATCCAGAGTTTTTTCTGCGGGGTGAAACCCCCGTTAATCAAGTCACGCATGATTCTCTCTGCAAGTTCCGGCTCAAATTCAGATTCCAGATTTAAGTCCTTGTCGTGCATGGTCTTATACTTCATGTATTCCACAAGTGTGTAGTCTACGATTGCCGGTTGCACGGGAGCGCAGTACGGATTCATGCCGTAATAGCACTGTAAGTCGCCGCCGGACACAGACAAGAGTTTTGTGGACTCATAGTCTCCGCTTGAAAATTCACAGCGATTATTGGTATCTTTTGAAATCAGAAAAAGCTGTTCCGGTTCGATTTCGACACCGATTTCTTTCGAGATGTTTTCTATGATGCGATCGTTTGTCTCTTTTTCGAGAACGGCATAGAGGCCATCGGTGTTTGTGCTGTAGACTTTGCCCCCGGCCTGCGAGAGGGCAAGCCCGACTCTGAATGTGATTAACTGACCGATGATTCGCATCGAAATAATCTTATTGTTCATGCGAATCTTTGATGATTTGCCGGAAGGTCTTGTTTTTGTGTCTCCCGCGCCGGTCGCCGAGTTTAGAATCAGTTTCACGCCGCCGCGAAGAAGCTTATAGGTTGCCTTTTCTTCGGGAGTGAGATTCGGGTCTTTTAATTTGTGACCGTATTCTTCTTTCAGGTTGTAGGCGATTAAGTATCTGTCTTCTCCGAGCATTTCGTTAAAGAAGGCGTTCATCATCTTTAAGAGAATCGGATAGTAGGACTTAAAGTCATCATGATTCATGAGTCCGACAGAGGTCTTCCGGTACTTTTTGTTTAACTTGTAAGACCCGTTTTTGTTTTCCGTGAGTTCTACTGTTTTTGGTTCTTTTAAGACAGCCGGAGCAGACACGGGACTCTGTGCTTTCAGGATTTCTTTTCTTAGAATCGTTCGCCCGTTTACTTCTAACTCTTTCGGGACTTCTTTAATCAGCTTTCCGGTTACGAAGGGGAAGGCAAGCTTTAAAATTTCTTCAAAGATTTTTGCATCTCTTGCGTCATCCCGGTACTTTTCAAGATTGTACTCCTGTCCGTGGATGCCGCCTTTTCCGAACACGGCAATACAGCCAGTCGAATGATTCTCTGAATCAAAGTAAGGCATATTCATGTTCGGAAGTATAAATTCGTCAAAGTTTCTGACGGGCTTATCATCTCCGAACTTCTCTGCGTACTCAAGCGAGTCGTTAAAGTTCTGGCCTTCGATGCTCTTATAGTAGTCGTAGATCGCCATAAAAGCCTTTAAGGTGTTTTCTGTGGGGTTACAGGACTTTACATAATTTAGAGTTTCTTCCAAGATGTTTCGTTGCGGAAGTCCTGTCTTTTCAGCTTCTTCTTTGCTCGGATAGAGGTAAGACACGGCTTCAATGTCAGACAGGTTTCCGTAGGGGCAAAGTGTGTTTTCGACAAGCTGTGCGCTCGTTGAGTCGATTGTCATGCGATCGTACCGGACATTTTCAAGCGTGTGCGCCTTTTCTTTCTCGTAGAGTAAGTCTGGGTACTGCTCGATGTGTGAACGCTTTAACTCAAAGTTTGACTTATACACATCATTCTCTAAGAGAATAGCCGTGTAGACCACATCCGATACATTGTATGCCAAGAGATCGAGCAGTTCGTCTAAATCTTTGATTCTGGTAGTTGCGGAAAACGACACATTCGGCTCTTTAATCTGGTAGCCGAGCATGGCAAGTAGACGCTTTAATGCGAGAAACGACTGCTTTTCGTTCAGTTTTGCTAAGTCTAAGTGTCTGCCGGAACGGAGCATGTTGCGTCTTATATTGCTTCTCGTATAGTCCGTGTCTTTCTCAAACTCCCTTTTACCAAAGTCGTACTTCTGGTAGAGCGCAGACGGCATGTTCTTTTTAAATGTGTCAAAGAGTGCATTGTTAAAGTCATGCATCGTCTTTGCCGTGGGCATTTCGATCTCTTTGCCGTCCGTTACGGTGTGGTACGCATCGTATAAAAACTGCGCGATCATTGTGAGGTCATAGTTAAAAGAGTTGTAACCGACAAAGAACGGATGCTTTTCCGGGTTAAAGTGCGGATCAATGTCTGCGAAAAAAGTGTTCTTCTCGCTCTTTAGAATGTCATAGTCTTCGCAGTAACCGATGGTTTTTGCAAAGCGCTTTAGGTTTGCCGGTACACAGAGATTCAGGACTTCAATCTTTTTCTTGTTTCCGTTTGTCAAAATCTTGAATCTCGGAACGACTTCAAAGATTTTGTCTTTGATCTTTTCACTAAGCGTTTCAAACGGCATACTGTCCGTGAGTTCGTCTAAGTTGTCTGCGATAAAGTACAGTTCGGTGCGTGCCTCATGTTCATAAAAAATGGCGATGGAAAAAACATTTTCCACCGCCTCAATATCCCATGCGGCAAATGTGGCATTTTTAATACCAATAGCCATGGCGGGTACTCCTTTTTATTGGATTTGGGTTTTGTCTATGCCGATATAGCTGATTCCGCGAGCCCTGCTTTGTGAAAACTGTGCAAATTCAAGTTTTGCCGGGTTCATGGTCGCCACATTCGGCATGAATGATTTTAGGTTGTATTTTAAGATGAGCGGTTCTTTGATTGTCATCAGCTTATCGGTTCTGAACTGCTTGTTGGACTCAAAATCCGTTCTTGTTGCAACGATCTGGTCTAATTCCTGTCTGAATCTTCTTTCGCTGTTACATTTTTGATCCGGCACCGATACCTGAAACCAAGCTTTGTAGAGTTCGTATAAGAAGTCATACGGCAAGTCGTTCCACGCGGTCTGCGGAATCAAATCAAAGAAGAACGCTCTGGTGTTATCGTTAAATTCTTTATAGCTTGCTTTCACGGATTGCGACTTCGCGGGTTCCGAAAGTTCATAAAAGTTTGATTCGAGAACCTTTTTCATGACATACTCAAGAACTTCTTGGCGTTTTAAGTAATCGTCTTTGATGTATTTCCGCTCGATTCCCTCAAAGCTTTTGTCCATCGGAACGAAAAGAAGTCTTCGGTACATGGAGTTCGTCTTATCTGAAATAATCGGAAACTCGTTGATGCACTGAACCATGAAGCCGTGAAACCGGTAAGTGATCGGCTTTTCAAACTTTCTGTCAATGCTGATTTTGTCGTGTGTAATCAGTGATTTTACATCACCGAAACGGTCGATTGGCACGCCAACATCGTTCTCATCGGTGATGATGGTTGTACAGGTTAGAAGCTTTTCTTTCGTGAAACGGTCTCTAAACTCTTTAAACTGGATTGCTTCACAGGACGAAGGCCCGGCTAAGTGTCTCCAGAGTTCGCAGAGTGTGCCCTTACCGTTATTGCCGATCGTTGAGTAAAGTAGCGCCGTCTTATTCCAACTGACATGTGGTCTTATGATTGCGCCGGTGATTTCCCAAAGAAGCTTAACGATTTCGGGATCGTCCGAAAGACTCTGAAACCAAGATTCGGTGTCCCAGTCCGTGTTGTCATCCAAATTATGAATGTTTATGTTGGTTGCGCCGGGCTTATAATCAACAGGGCTTTTGTTTAAATAGATATAGTCCGGCGAAAACGGTAGAAGTTGTTTTGACCTGTAATCAAAGATGCCGTTGTTTACCGGAATCAAGTCCTTGTCAAGCGTTCTGATTACATGTGGGCATCTTTTGGAATTTTTCAAGTGTTGTAACACTTCTTTACACTCTTTGTCGCCGATGGTGTACCTGTATTCTTTGATTGCCCGTTCCAGAATGTTAGAGTTGATATTGTATGTTCCGAGAAGCGGGCCGTCTTCCATGTAGACTCCTAAAACATCCGCGCGAATGTCCACAAGGGAATCTAAAAGAGAGATGTTTCTGATCTCAAAGCGAACGCACAGTATGTCTGCGATCTGCGCCGGTTCAAGGTCGCGCGGAGCGGGGTACTTGCTCCCTTTCGGAAGTCCGGCATTTTCGATCTCGATTTCGTTTCTGGTTGCGTCCAGAAGTTCATTCTGGATGACAGCCGGTTTTGGAAGAGTGTCCTTTGTGTACTGTGATAGATAGTTGTCTGTAGCCTGACGCAATACTTCGCTTCGGGTTCTAAGAGCCATTCTACAACTCCTTTCGTGCGAAGCATCGAAAAAATGTTCGCATAAATGTGTTCTTTTCAGTCATTATAGCAACGACCCGATGTTTGGTAAACTGGCGAAACCGACAAAAAAAAGAGAGCAGGCCCTTTGCCTGCTCTCTTTTTGTTTCGAGTTAGTTTGCGTAGGGGTTATCCGAGTAGTCATCCGAATAGTAGTCTTCGGACGGCGGGTAGCTGATTCCTGCGGTGGGAGCCTGCCGTCTCAAGTTCTGTGCCGAATAGTTTCTCTCGCCCTGCATCGGCTGTCCGTAACCCTGCCGCGTCTGCTGTGCCCGCTGTGCATACGGATCATTTGCCTGCGGCTGTGCGGGCTGTGGCATGGACTGCTGTGCGTAAGGGTTCACAAGACCCTGCGGCTGTGCTACCGGGACTCTCTGCTGATTCTGCGGGTATTGGATATTCTCTGCCGGATAGTCCCTTCTCACTTCGTTTGCCGGTTCACGGTTAACAGGTGCGGTCTGCTCCTCCGGGAAATCCTCGTAAACCTCGTCAATGTCATCAGAGAGCGTGATTCCGAGAAGCTTAAGCGTGTCTTCCGATACGCCTGCGCCGCCCTCGTAGTTTGCCTCGTTACTCGGATTGATAAAGGTCGGAACCTCGTCCACAAAGATTGCGGAAACATCGTAAGAGGTTGCAAGGTTCGGTGCGTTCGGGTTCTTATTCTTCTTACCGTTATAGAAGCGGAAGATGACTCTCACCGGAAGGCCGTTTGCGAGTTCCTTGTCCCTTAGAGTGTCGGGATTTCTTCGGATATAGGTTCCGTCACTCTTTACGGTATAGAGTGGAATCGGGAACTTGGATGCAATTCTCTTGTTCATCGCATCAACGGTGCCGCGCTTTGCCTTAAAAATTTTGCCGAGCAAGAACTGTTCTGCTCTCTCAAGTGCCTGAATGTACTCCGGTGTCCAATCGGGACGGTGCACAACGGGGAGAAGCTTCGGCTCGGTGATACCGACACTGTAGAACGGCTTATCTGCCGGGTACTGACTTCCCATCTCCATGTCGCGTTTTCTCGCGCGCTCCAGTCGTTCACCGTCAATGACGTTGTTCGATGCCATGTAATAACTCTTCCCCGAAAAGATGACGGTCAGATCGGCGGGGATTCTAAGGTCTTCAACCTTTGCCATAGTGTTACCTCCGTAAAAAGTTTGATGTTTGAATTATACCACATATATCGGAATAATTCGAGTGTAATCTTTTTCTTCGATGAAATCGGTCGCGGATGCGACAAACACAGCTTAAAGAAAAAGAAGTTGTCAGTTAGACAAACAAATGTTCTTTTTAAGTCGAACTGGTGTTCTGTTGACAGAAGTCTTGTTTTATGCTTGATATACAAACTGCAATAATCGGAAAGTAGTGTAAGACTTCCGAAAGAAAAAGTGGTGTCACAGTTTCTTTGATTTAGTTGTGACACACAAAACCTTTACCAAAAGATACGCAAGTAAAAGTGTAGGAAACATGCGGGTTAGAAGGGTGTTTGAATTTGCAAGCTTGTTTCAGTTTTGTCACAAGTCGTTTTGTGACAACTGTGACAAGTCGAGTGACAAGTAACATATTTTACTTATTTTAGTTTGTATCTGTTATGAAAGGTGCAATACAAAACGATTTTCCGTTTTGCACAAAAGATTATGTCAACCAAACTACTTGACAGATTTTGAATTTGTTGTTCTTGAGATAAGAAGTGGACTGAAAGTTAAGAATTTTTAGAAGCACCCCGTTTTTTGTCACACTGAAACTGTGACAGAACTGTGACTAACATATGTTCGATTAGTCATGACTAGAGGCGCATGGTTACTGCTTTAGTACGACTTTTTACGAAAACCCCTGTCACAAATAACTTTACTCTTGTGACACGTTCGGAAAGTCCTGTTTATGCGGGTTACGGGGTTTTTGTCACAGTTGTCACATATATTTCTTATTAATTTCGTGAAAGTAAAAAATAATATACAATGGTGTGGTAAGAAAAAAATGATGCTAGGAAAAGAATGAAAAAAAGTTGTGACACTTGTGACAGGGTTTTCTAAAACAAAAGGGTCGTTCTTTCTTGTGGACTGGGTGTTTCGAGGGATGGTGCACAGGTAGGGAGTGGCAGAGGGAGTTTCGGATGTGGACTTTTTTGTTTCGGCGGGCCGGTACACAAAAGAGAAGTCGGCAGGAGACAGAGTTCCCTTCTGTGTACCATCCAAATGTTCCGTGACGCACGAGAAGCCGTTTTAAGCCTTGCGAAAAGTTTTATGGTAGTTTCTATGGGTTTTACTGTTTCGTTTGATTTAGAGGCATTCTCGTTGATGAGACAGGGCTTTAACATACGGATCACACAACTTACGACTCTTCCCATGCGTCCTTGCCCTTTTATTATCCGGAATTTATTGACAGATTCGTTCTAATATGGTATTATCTTGGCATAGAGCGAAACAGGAGGTAAGCGTATGAGTGAACATGTTCCGAAAAGGATCGGCTTTACAGTGCCGGACGATGAAACAGTCGTTGCGTGGATTAACGCGCAGGATTCTATCAGAACTTCGCTACTTGTCTTGATTAAGTGGCACTTGGCGCGGTGCAAAGGCCCGGTCGATGTTCTCGAAGATGTTTTTTCGAGAATGGAAGATGAGGCGTTTTTAAGTCCCGCAAAAGAAAAGGTGAAGACAAAAGTAGATAAGCCTGAAAAGGCAAGTGTGACAGACAAGGTAAACAGAACGGATAAGTCCGAAAAGACGGATAAGAAGACAGAAAAGGCAGATGAGACAGAGCGAATCGAGCATATCGAAAAAGTTGAGAAGCCCGCGCCGGTTGTCAAAACCGTTGTACCGTCCGATGATGTTTTAAAAGACCTGTCTGACGGATCGGATTCTCTTACAGACATGAGTGCGTTATTCGGACATTGATTGGAGGACATAGATGAAAATTTTTAAAGTGATTGCCGGTCTTGACATTGGTAACGGTTATGTGAAGGGTGTCATTTCGACTAAGGCTCTCGATAAGTCTTGTGCGGAGAGTGTCAAAGATTTAAAGTCTGACGAAGCCGTTACCGGTTTTCTTTCAGGCTTTAAGACCGATACGATTCATATCACTTCGGGCGTTACGATGATGACAAGACCTGTCACGGTTCCCGTGCTGGATGCCTCGGCAAAAGATTTTATGAGAGGTGATACGATTTACGATTCGTTTGACGCATCGTTTGTGTCCCCCGTTGTCGAAAACGGTTCTTACAGGAGACTCTTCGGCAAGAGCGCCCTTGTCGCAAACGGTATTTACAGCGAGTTCGATGTGATGAGCGGTAAGTCAAAGGCGCTTCAGTCTCTTTCGAAGGAACTGACGCTCGGTCTCATCGCGGCTAATGTACTTAAAAACTATGTTGAACTGAACGGCTCTCTGCCGAAAGAGGAGATTCAGTGTGATGCCGTTGCCGCGCTTGCACTCCCCATCACAGAGTACATGGCGTACCGGCAGAATTACGCATCAGAGTTTCTTTCGAACTCTCATATTGTGGTCGTGCAGAATTTCGAGACACAGTGCACGATTCGGATTCATTTTGTATCGGTTCAGGTTGTTGCAGAGGGTGCTTCGGCACAGTACGCGATCGCCGCGAAGGGCATTAAGCTTGCCGACATGATGCTCCGCGATGTGCGCTCTCACGGCGTAAAGCTTGAGGGCGTTACAGCAGAAGATGTGTTCTCGGCGAGAAATACGATTGGTATCGACATTGGAGAGGGTACGGTTAATTTCCCAGTTTTCTCTGACGGCACTTTTAACCCGCACGCATCCGCTTCGATCAACAAGGGCTACGGAACGGTTTTGTCCAATGCGCTTCAGACGATGGAAACGATGCGCGTTCCGGCGGGATTCACTTCAAGAAAGCAGTTGTCCGAATACTTACAGCGTGAACCCACGGCTTTAACGAGGGGCAACTATAATCGCATCAAGTCCTTCGTGGATCAGGAAATTGTCTTTTTTGCCGATGAAGTCGCAAAGCGTTTCAGCCAGGTTCTCGGTGTGGTCGCATCGACTACAGAAGTTGTCTATGTGTATGGCGGCGGTTCTTCGCCGATTAAGGACATTCTCTATCCGAAACTTCTCGACCGCGTAAAAGAAGTGACCGGCACGGGCGACTTTGCCGTCCTGTATCTTGACGCAAAGTATTCGGGACTCTTAAACCGTGAAGGTCTTTATATCGCGGCAACTTCGGCAGCTAAGGGCGCAATTAAGGCCGGAAAGTGGTGATCTATGAACTATACGAAACCGCCGGGCAGGCGTTCTTCTATGCCGGATCGCGAAAAGTTACTTGATGAGTATTTCACGAAAGGAATTACCGCCGAGGATTTGTCAAAGCAGTATCAGGTATCGGTTCCGACCATAAGGCGTTGGCTTCGCGATGCGAAAGAAGGTGTGTCGGATGAGAGCGAAGAGAAGATCGCATTTGTTATGACAAAGAGTGAGTTACGAGACTTTATTCTCGAAACCGTGCGTGACGCGAATTAAAAAAAAAGACAGACCCAGTGACCTTACGGTTCACTAAGTCTGTCTTTTTTGTTGAGAAATCGTTGGTTATAGGTTACATGGCAATGTTATTTGAAAGGAGTCCACAGAGATTTCTCAAAAGAGAAATCGCCACGCATGGCGTGGCGACTCTCTACAGGTTAGGAAAGAAAATGAAGTTAGATTAGAGATACATTATAATTTTCAGGGGGTGGGTAAAAATTATAAAACTCTAATCTAAAGGCAGATGTGGGAGTTGCACCCACGCCGAAACTGTATCTGCCGAATGTCCGTTTTGCAAGCGCGGTTCGGTAGCTCGACCTATGCGGCCCCATAAGCGTCGTCGCTGAAACCGAATTTTACATTCGAAATCTATTCTGCGGCGAGACTCGCCGCCTTGCCGCCAAATTCCGTATCAGAGTATTCCTTCATGCTGTGATACAAGCCATTCGAAGTCACGATGATGTGGTCTTCGATCGGAACACCGATCCGTCTTCCGAGATCAACAAGCACTTCTGTTATGGCAATGTCATCTTTTGACGGTGTTAAACTGCCGGACGGGTGGTTATGCATGAGAACGATGCTTGTCGCGTTTAACAACAGTGCGGGCTTAAACACTTCGGCACAGGACACAACCGATGAGTTCACGGTTCCCATACTTAAGATGCAGTAATTTAACGGCATCAGCTTACTGTCCAGATAAATCGCGGCAAAAATTTCTTTGTTTGAGTCGTGAATCTCTCTCCCCAGAACTTTTGCGGCGGTTTCGGGACTCCCGATCGGCTTGTCACAGTACAGTGCTTTTCCCGCAACGAGTTTTACTCTCTTTTCTCTCAAAGCAAACTTTTTCATGTGTACTCTCCCTCAAAACTCGCGGTAGGAAGACTCTTCCAGAACGCGATTCAAGTCTCTAAGTCTTGACTCAAGGTCTTTGATTCTAAGCTTTAATTCAAAGTCGTTTAAGTGTCCCGAATCAGCCCGGCTCTTTAAAACAGCGAGTTCACCTTCCAGTTTTTCCATCGTTTCAAAAATCCCATTTCTCTCCGCTCGGTTCATTTTATGCTCCTTTCAAGAACGAAAACTGTTTCAAAAATTAAGCTTTCACGCGAAGGCGTGTTTACAAATGCTTAAATATGAGATATACTGACTTCGAAACCGAAACTAAACAAACGGAGGTAAATTGTATGAGTAAGAGAAAGCGGCAACTTAGCCGCGCGGCACTTCTTACGATGGCGGCACTTACATTAAGCAGTGCGCCGGTTTCCGCTCTCACCGGACTCACGCTTTTAACAGCATACGCAGAAGAGCCGCAGGGCTCCCTTGTGATTCCGAGTGCGGAGGCCGCAATCGAGGCGGGCTTTAATACGAGAGGTGACAGCGCGCATCTTAAGTATCACCTTAAGTTTACGATCCCCGACAATGTGCGGGACGGCGATACGGTGCTGATTCAGACCAGAAATCTTAGCGATTTCATCCCGGCGGGCGTTGACTTCTTGATGATTCGTGTTGACGGTAAGATTGTCGGTCGCCTCGATCGGAGAAATACGGTATCAAAGGCGGCACTTGCTTCTTCGGCTGATACAACGATCGCCGAGAAGAGGGATGCGAATTTAGCGGCGGGTCTTCGCGACACCGACTATCGTCTCACTTTTAATGTGAACGCGCATGACGCAAGAGGCAAGGACATTGTGCTTACCGCCGATACGGATGAGGCCGCAACGAAAGTAAGCGAGAACACACAGGTCACGGCAGATATTCGCGTGAATCGGCAGAGCATCTTGCAGACGCAACTCACAATCCCCAAATATCGTGTGGATCAGCGTCTTGATGTTGGTAAGATGACCTTCACGATGGAAGACGGCACAAGTGTTACGCTGAAAGACGGACACCTGACCGACAGTAACCTCTCGATTCGCATGGTTCCCTATGGCAGAGTTTTGAAGCCGGGCTCCAGATTCAATGTGAAGCTTGGAAACGCAGGCGACATTCTAAAGTTTGTCAAGAATACGAGCATTACGAATCCCGGATTCGCTGTGCACACGGCAGATGTGACGGCGACAAGTGAGCACAACGCAAACAATGTGTATCTCATGCGTTCCGATATTGTGAGATTCAAGATTGATTCCGTTATGGATGATGAAATCGTTCTTGAACTTCTGGATGGGGAACTGAAAGACAACAACGTGTATGTGCTTAACACGAAGGATTCCGGCATCGGTATCGAGTTAAAGAGCGGCGCGCTTGATGTGCTCAACACCGATGGAACGGCGATCGGGCCGGTCGGCATCGATGTTATGGTCGCAGATCAGAAGGGCGCTCCGGTTACGGCACTTAATAACAGAATCAAGGTTGCCGTCTACGGAGATACGCTTGATCGTGACAAGCTTTCGAATGTTCTCGCCGAGAAAATGTCTACCCGCTTTGTGGACGATGCGACCGGCGAAGACATTGCAGACAGAGTTTCGAACGAAGATGAGCCGTCTTCCGCGATCGAGATTTCCGGCTACTATTTCGTAAAGACCGTCACGATGGGTTCCGAAACGATTCACTATTATCACAAGGTTGCGGATTTACCGGCGGGCATCCGGCTCACGGAGTATACCGATTCTTTCGGCAAGCAGATCGCGGCTCCGGTTATGGCTATGACTACGATGCCGTCCAAGCTGATTCCGGGTTACACTTTCGTCAGAACCGACAACACCGAAACGGGTGTGAGACATGTGTACACCGAGGCGGCAAAGACGGAAGTCATCACGAGATATTTGGCTTACGGCACGAACGAAAAGCTTGCTGATGACAAAGAGGGACTTGATGCGGCGAGACAGCTTGACATTAACGGCTATGTGTTCAGAAACAAAGAAACCGATCGAAACGGCAATGTCACATACTGGTATGTGAGACAGGAGCACGCTCATGTGAGAGAGGTCGTTACGAACTGGGTCGATCTTGAAAACAAGGCTCTTAAAACTTCCGTCACCGATACGGCGATGCGACCGGCTGATGCGATCGGCGGTTATGAGTATGTGAGAACCGACACTTCGGATGATGGCGTAACTGTTACGCATGTGTTCAAGAAGCTTGAGAATGCCGAGACTCCGGTCGGAGATGTATACACGAAGTACATTGACGAAAAGGGTCTTGATCTCCGCGAGATGACGCACGGGGCCGAGGCCGGTAAGCCGATTGACATTGACGGCTACAAGTTCTTAAAGACCGTTGTTGTTGATAAGACACATGTCGAGCATGTTTATGCAAAGACGGCATCGGTTGATACGAGTAAGGCAAGTTCCGAGAGTACTGTAGCGAACCGTGGACTCAACGAAGTTCACACGAACGCGAAAGAAGTTGTGACGCGCTTCGTTGACGATAAGGGCACAAATCTTCGCGATTCGATTACGGACACCAAGGAAAGAAACTATGTTCAGCTTGACGGCTATGTGTTCGATCACACCGAGGTTAACGGAAACGAAGTGAAGCATGTATATCGGGTTTATACCGGTTCGCCGTTTACGACTTACTTTAAGGATGCCGATAACGGTGAGGAACTTCATGACAGCGTAACGGCAAAGGGTTCGGTGCCGCCGTACCAGTTTGAGGGCTATGTCTATAAGAGAACGGACGGCAACAGTTCGACCGGCTTTACGCACTATTATGTGAAGGGTAACGACAGAACCACGCTTACGAATGTGACGAAAAATTCGAGTTCTACTTCGGAATCGAGTCGCCGCACGGATGAGTCGATTCTTACGCGCTATCAGGATAAGAGCGGAAATCAGATTGCTTCCAGTGTGACTGATAAGAAGCGCGGTGAAAAGAAGTCGATTGAGGGTTATCGGTATCTTAACACCGATGAGTCTTCGGACGGCAAGACCGTGACTTATGTGTACGAGAAGGTTACGGACTACACGGTACGCTTTGTTGACAAGAACGGCGATCGCATCAAGGATTCCGTTAAGAGTAAGACCGTGCCACGCTATGAGGAGATCGAGGGCTACAAGTTCGTTGAAACCAAGGTTGACGGCGACACGGTTACGCATACTTACCGTAAGCTTACGGATGCCGAGTACAAAGAGAAGTACGGAAAGGATCGGGACAGTTCGAAGTCAGAGACTAAGAGTCCCACGATTACGCCGAACAATTCCAACTCGAATGTCAAGGCAGATGTAAAGCCTGATGTGAAACCGGATGTTAAGCCGGACACGAAGCCTTACATTAAGACCGGTGTCGATGTAAAGCATGCAGTTCCGTTTGTTCTCGGCGGCCTCATGGCGCTGACTGCCGGTGCGGTTATTTTCTTTACGCACTACCGCAAGAAGCTTTTTGAGTCCGATGAGATTTAAGTTTTGGCGGGTGGCTTATGCCGCCCGCCTTTTTTAAGGGGTTTTCGGAGGGTTTTATGTATGAGCGATTTTTAAAATACAGGTTATTTTTTAGGCGCATCTTGTTTTTTGTGGACATACTGTCTATTTTTTTGTTCTTTGCCGGGGCCGTTGTGACGCTTTGGCTCTATGCGAATCCCGAATACGAACTCTATCGCGTGACGGAGGCAAACGCTTCAAACAGTGTCGAACATAAAATCGTTGACGATACGGCGCTTCAGTCGTTACAAAGCAGTGAAATGCCGGAAGGCAGTGAGACGCTTGAAGGCGTGACTTACGATGCCGGTGCTGTCCGTGAGATCAATTCGATTGATATGCTGAAAGAAGACGATCCGAACGAAAAGCTTTATCTAAGAAGCTATGTTTCAGTTCCGTTTGCTTATGTGAAAAAGCAAATCTTCGAGGGTTTGTCCGAAAAGGTTCTAAGTCGCGGAGCCGGAACGGTGAAACCGAACCAGAGTCTTAATAAAATAGGCAACTATGCCGTTGCCGCACATAATCTCCGCGACTTCGATGTTGGAAACGGGTTTTCGCATTTTCAGAAGTATCGAGAACAGTTGATCGGGCAGAACATTTATGTCTCTGACGGCAGGACTGTGTACACTTATCGCATTGTCCGTGCGGATTCCGTTCAGAGAGATAAGAGTATGAAGTACACGGAAGATGACTGGGCGAATCAGATGCTTCAGGATGAGATTAAGCAATACGAAATTTTGCCGGAACAGCACACGACAAACAAGATATATAACGAAGACGGAAGCTATTACGAAGTCGATACGCCAAAGACATTTACTTACGGTCACTTGTTCACGACTTATACTTGTGAAGCGTACTATAATCGTAAGACCGGACACTATGAGTCTCTTAACCGTGTATTAGTCACAGGCGTTTTGATTGATAAGTGTTCTATCAGGACGGCTGACGCGCCGGTTCGTGAACTTTTTCCGGAGGCGATTAAAGAGGCGAGCGATGCAGGCGTTGATACGAGCGTACTCGAAACGACTGCCGCGCCGAGTGAAGCCCCGTCTGCCGGTGCACAGGAAAGCGAGCCTTCTCTTGCCGAAAGTGTTCAGGCAGAAGTGAATGCACCCGCTTTGCCGGTCGCTTCAAAGAGAGACAAAAAGCACGATCTGGTCGAAGAGTTGATCTATAAAGGCATTGATCTAAATTCCGATATGCCGAAACTTTTGTCGAAGGTCTTTTTACTTTCGGCAGTCTTTTTACAGGTGATCTCTTTTACCGTGAAATTCAAAAGGTATTCATAAATGTTGTGCTTTTTGCATTCGGGTGTTATAATCTTATCAAATTGATAATCAGGAGGGTTATTGTATGGTACTTACGATTGCTGACATTGGCTGTAAGGATGCCGTTTCGTTTTTGCTGAATAAAGTAGGCATTGCGAATGTCCGATTGTTTCTCCGTCAGGAGAAATTCAAGGATTTGTCTGACGCAGAACGCCTCGCGGCTCTTGAGGAAGAAATTTGCGGCTTTTCCGGCCCGTTTGACGATATTGTCGCAAGACGCGATGAACTCTTGCTTGCCGGAGCGCAGTATTTTACGCGCGGGGTTGACACTTTGCGGCGTGTCTTAAACGGTGCGACCGGAGAGTGCACACTGGTTCTTACTTCGAGCGGCAAGACAAATGACTACGGCGATGCCGTAAACGCTTTGTATCTTGAGTTTCTCTATTGCCAGAAGAAGGGCACAGAGGTTCTTGAAACCGGACTTAAGCTTGATCTCTATAAGCTTCCGATCGGCATGGTGATTTCCAGTGACGAAAAAGAGACAAGAATTGCACACTTTTCACAGGATGTGATTCCGGTCGGATTCAGAATGGTGCGCGATCAGGTTAAGGTAAAGCTTGAAACAGATGCAGTCACGGAATCTGATTCCGAGGCTGATGCTGTGACTTCGGATTCCGAGTCGGTAGATTCTTTGGATTCTGATTCCGAAACAACGGGTGCGGATGCTGACACTACCGGCGCGAAAGACGGTGAAGTAAATTGGGAGGATGCGGTATGAGAAAATTAAGACGAACGGTTGCGCGGTTCCTGGTCGCAAGCTTCATGGCGGCGCAGATTGTCTCTGCTATGCCGGTCAATACCTTTGCGGCTGATCCCGCAAAGATGTACGATGTTTACGAGGGCAATACCGGCATGGTTACGGTTGTCAGCGTGAACGGCAACAAGCTTCAGAAGGCAGACATTGTAAAGATCGGCGATACCGTCACATGGGATGTGATTGTCACGCCGGGCAATACGGCTCTCATGAAGTCCTTTAAAGATGAGTTGCCGGAAGGCATTAAGTTTGAACCGAACTCCGAAAAGGCGTTTACGGTTTTTGCTGTGAATGATGACGGCTCTCTCGGAAGAGATATTACCGCCGAGGGTAAGATTGTAATTGACGGCAGAACTTTTACATGGACTCCCGAAAACCCGAATAAGTATTTCTTTTCGGGAAAGGGGAGTACGAATCGCCTCTTGTTTCACATTACGAGCGTGGTCGAGCACTCGGTAAAGCCCGATACGGTACTTGAAAATACCGGTACGATCGAGTTTAACAACCCGAAGGGCAATACGCCGCCGCCGCTTAGTGATAAGGCGAGCGTCAAGATTCCGGCGACACCGGAAACACCCGTTATCAGAAAGTCTGTTTATAAAGAAGATGCTTCCGGCAATGTACCGGCGAGACTTCCGTCAAACGGAACGGTCAACGAAACTGTCGATAAGAAGTTCTCAATTTCGACCGATGATGTGTACTCCGACATGAAGAAGAATGTCGGCGACTTTATCCGTGAGGCCGATAAGTATAAGATCGACACGAAAGAACTTTCGGAACTTCTTGTGAACTTAAACGAGAACTCCGATGCGGCTTATAAACAGCAGATCGTGACGGCTTTTAAGGCGGCGGTGCTTAAGTACAATACCGCCGTTGCACAGGAGTTAAAGGACACCGGTCATGTTGACGATCTTGAGAAGCTTAAGAACGAGGTTTACCAGAGTTCCGAGAATGCCGATTCCATCACGCTTGATAAGATCGAAGAGAAGTACACTTATGTGATGAATCTTCTCATTCCGTCCCAGTCGGTCAGCACTTCTCTCGAAATCGAAGATTTTGTTGAGAATGTGCAGACCGTAGATGCCGCGAATGTGCATGTTTATAACGATCGCGGCGAAGATGTGACAGCGCAGGGCGACATTGCGATTAAGCCGTATCAGTACAATCAGAACAAGGTTACATGGACTGCGAAGAGTGAGTTCGTAAACTGGCTTAAGTCTACGAACACCGATAAGAACTTGCAGATGCGAATTACGGGCGTCACTGTTCGCGATGCGAGAAGTGATGATCTTGAGCGCTATCGCCTCGGTGGTGTTATCACAATCCCGAATACTTCGACCGTGGTCTTTGACAATTTCAGAAAGGATTCCAATAAGACCCTTGTCAGAACGCCGAACCCGCCGGAATATAAGGATCACAGTATCTTAAAGGGGGTTAGTGCACAGGAAGGCAAGGTTATTATTGGGGATGCACCGTATCATGCCGCAGGCGAGAAGAATGCGACACTTTATACGAAAATTGACGCATTCAAGGCTTCGATGAAGGCGATCGTTGAGAACGCCGGACTCAAGGACTCTGATAAAGCCGAGGTGCTTGCAAAGCTTGAAAAGTTAAGCGAGGCTTCGACAAAAGAAGAGAAAGAGGCGCTTGCAAGAGAACTTGCGGCAAAGTCCGAAAAAGTGAAGTTTGATGAAGGATCCAATGCTGTGCACCTTCAGGAGTACAAGGACTATTATCGTTACAACCTGAATGTTTCCGTCCATCCCGAGAAGATTAACGATAGTTTTGTTGTCGAAGATATGTTTGAAGACATTCACAGCTTAAAGGTCGAAGATGTTAAGGTCTTTGACGATGCCGGAAAAGATGTGACGGATCAGTTTAAGATGACGCTTAACAAGCAGAAGTTTACGGCGACCGCAAACAAAGAACTGGTTAAGAAGATTAGAGAGCGTCATACCGAGAGTGGATTCCAGTTCTTGTTCTACAATGTACAGCTTAAGGATGACGATAATCTTAAGGCAAAGTACGCGACCGATACGAATCTTATCACGGTTCCGAATAAGGCGAGCCTTATCATTGACGGCAAGCCGCTTGAGAGCAATGTCGTTAATGTGAGCGTTAAGACAAAGACTCCGCTTAAGCCGGGTAACGACCCGAAGAAGCCGGATGTGCCGAAGGACAATTCTAAGCCGAAGCGTCCGAATGTGATCGGCGAAGACGGCAAGAATGGCAGTAGCAGTAATTCCGGCAGAGGCAATAAGGGTAACGGCGGTAATTCCGGTACGGTTCGCCCCAAGGTTCTTGACATTGTCCGTGACAGTGCGAAGGATGTGAAAGAGGGCGTGTCTCTTATTACGAGAGAGAATCCGGACATTAAGACCGGTGTCGGTAAGATTTTCTTAAATCCGCTCATGCTTACTCTCTTTGTTCTTTCGGGAGCCGGAATCGGCGCAGGCGTTTATTTTCGCACGAAGAAGAAAGATGAAGACGAAGTAGCTTAAACGAAATTAGTACCGGGGCAGAAATGCTTCGGTACTTTTTCTTGTAATTTGCTTAAAAATGAGATATAATTTTGCTAAATCAAGAAAAGGAGGTAGTAGTGTATCTATGAGATGCTTTTACAGAAAGGAGGCTTCCCCTTCATGAATTTTTCGAAAAAGCTTTTAAAGCGGGCGGCTTCGGCGACACTTGCCGCAGTATTGGTTGCACAGCCGATGATGACTTCGTTCGGTTTCAAGGCCGGAACTCCGGTCGAGTCCACTTCGATGCCGCTTTTTACGAACGATCCGGCTACAGCCGATGCGCTTAAGAGTATGTTCCTCGATGTTCGTGATCCGGCATATTATTCGGCAATTTTTTACTGGAACTGTAACGGCAATCTGACCGAGGTACAGCCGATCACAGGATCGGTTGTCCCGCCGAAGAGTCTTCCGAGATCGATTGATGAGGACTATAATGTCATCTCTTGGTGGGACAGCAATACAGCTTCTTCGGGGCACACCGGAAGTTCACTGACACCGCGCATCGGTTATTCGACCACTCCGGGCTCTTCGTATCGAATCACGAATATCGGTATGATTCCGGCGACCGGCGAGATGCTTGATGTGATTATTACGGTCAAGGATTCCGTTCGATGCAACACGAACTTCCCCGGTAAAGTTTACTTTGTGAACTCAAGTGACTGGGACGATTCCGTGCAGGGTCTGCTCGGTTCGGATTTAAACTCTCTCGGTATCTGGCTTAACAACACATCTTGGATTGACTTTGATTATCAGATCGTTAAGCACGGTACGAATGAGGGCGAAAATCTCCAGTTCATGTCTTACTTCTGGGACATTGACTTCGGTCAGTCGATTAAAGAAGATTTGGGTTCTCTTCGAACGATTTTCCACGATCCCACGGAACTTCGAACGAATGCAGACGGAACTGTTTGGTCGAGAGGTGGTAGATGGGAAGATGCGAGTGCGCATCCCGATTACTTTTACGATCCGGCGGCCTATATCACGCATACGAAGATGGCGAAAGGTCAGCATTTTGACATTAAGTATGCGGCAGTCGGAAACGGTTGGCCCGCAAGTCAGAAGCCGGTTGAGCCTTTGATTAATAACCGCTTGCCGAATGGCGAAAAAGTTACGGAGCACGATGCGACCCCTTCAAGAGATGCGCAACAGATGCTCTCTATTTCGGAGTATAACGACATTTGGTTTCTTCAGTTCGGACGGTTTGAGCGTATGCCGCCGACCGTCACGAAACTTGCAAAGACGGTTTCTGACTTGAATGAAAACAGCTTCGAGAAGGCAAACTTTGATGTTTCGAGTGCCGCCGCAAGAAGGCAGACGATTCAGCGTCTTATGGAAGCGGGTGAAAACAATCCGAACCACTTAGGTCTTATCGACCGCGATCAGAGATATTATCTTAGTTTTGCTGTTGACAAGGGTTCGTCTTCGTTTAAGAAGCTTTCGATTATGGACAGCGTTGCGAATACCGGCGGTACGCTTGTTCCGCAATCGGCACGCATCGTGAATGCGGCGAACAAGGACATTACGAACCTGTTTACCTGTACTTACAATAACAATGTGTTCCATGCGGCTCTTAATCCCGATCAGCTTGACAACGATGATCTCATGAATACGATTATCACCGTCAGCTTTGATATTAAGGGTGTGAGATGGCTCGGAGACACATTCGATAACACCGCAACGCTTGACACCGGTTATCACAACCGAAATGACGGTGTTCCGGCAGTCATCACATCCAATGTGGTTCGGACTACGATTCCGCAGAACGGAGTTGTTGAAAAGTACATTTCCGTTGATGAGTCGGCAAGTAGCGCAAGATACCGTGACGGCGCAAACTATGTGAAGGCAGAAGACCCGGATGCGGCAGAAGTGCCGACCGAGCGTTACCGTTCGGCAGATTACACGTGGAAGACTGAGTACACGCTTCCGAATCTGACGGACTATACGGCGCTTCAGCTTCGCGATGTGTTCGAGGATATTCAGAGTATCAATCACTCGGATGTACATGTCTATAACGATAAGGGTGATGACATTACGAATCGCGGTACGCTCGAAATCGTTGACGCAAATCAGGCGGCGAGATCGAACTATTCCGGTTATTCGATTCCGAATACGCCGACCGATCGCCTTATGGTTACTTGGACAGCGGATAAGCACGAACTGAGTGACCTCAACACTCTTAACAAGGAGTACGGAAAGGCATCGAAGAAGCATCCGCACTACACGATGAAGATTACGACCCGTGTTACGCCGGAGAATATGACGCGAATCTCTGATAAGTACATTCGTCCGTCCGGTGAGGTTGTGATTCCGAATATCGCAGGCTATTCCGCAAAGGACGATTCCGGCGCGGGTTATTACCATCAGGATAGTAACTGGTCGCATGTGAAGCTTCGCCCGGGTATTAGAACTTCCCCGATGAAGTTTGTCTCGGATCACAATGAGAACACGGTCGATGAGAATCATGAGAGCGGCACCGGAAATGCACACACCGGCCTTGTGGATCGCAATGTGATGTACACGATTACGATTCCGATTACGGCAGGCGCAGATTTCAGTGAGTTTACGATTACCGATCAGTTGTCTCCGCACTTTAAGACCAATCGCGACCGCGTTACGGTTGTGAACTCCGAGAACCGGAATGTGACCGATCTCTTTGAGAAGACGCTTGATGAGAACAATCTCTTGACGCTCCGGCTCACGGAAGACGGCAAGAAGTCGCAGGAACTTAAGAACACGACCCTTTCGGTTTACATTAAGGGCGTCGCGGAGCGTTGGATCAGCGATAACGGCGGTATTGTAAATAACACGGCAACGGTTGATAACCACGAGCCGAATCATCTTTACAAGACGCCGGAAATCAAGTTTGCGATTCCCGAAGACGGTGAGGTTACGAAGTCGAACTCTACGACCGCGCAGGATTATACACAGCCGGGTGAGGACGGTGGAAATTACGGCAGAAACTTTACGAATTATCTACCGGCGAGCACGATGCAGACCGCAAATCAGGTTGCGCACTATGATGACAACTACGAGTGGCGGACTGATTTCAAGCTTCCGAATCTGACACAGTACCACGCGCTTCAGCTTGTGGATCAGTTTAGAAGCGTGCAGGCACTTGATACGTCCGAGATTCGCATTTACTGGGCAGATAATGTCGATGCGAACGAAAACCTTGCGGGATTCGGTACCTTTGATGTGCAGGAGAAGAACGGCATCAAGACCGTTACTTGGACGGCAAATCAGGCGATGCTTGACAATATGAATGCACGCTACGGCAAGTCGAGTACGGAGCATGCGGTGTTCTCGATGTACATTCCGACCAACATTCGGAACTCTAACAAAGAAGACATTAAACCGTATGTGAATGCGGCAACGCAGGACATTTACATCCCGAACGATTCGTACTTTATCGTTGATGACGATTCCGGTATCAACAACGACCACATCGGACGGTATACGAAGTCTTCGAACACTTCTTGGGTTAAGGTTGCGGCGAAGATTCCGGACATTCCGCAGTTGCCGCCGGATACGCCTGATCCTAAGATTCCGCCGACCACGGTTCCGAAGTTGCCGCCGACCTTTGACGAGAAGGGAAAGAAGTATTACATCCCGCCGGTCAAGATGGTTTCAGATTCGGATGAGAGACTTGTTTCGAGAAACAATGTCGGCCTCACGAAGCGCGACATGTCCTATACGGTCAAGTTTGAAACGACACCGGGTACGCATTTCAACACGCTTAGAATTTATGACCGACTCCCGAAGGAGTTTACGACAACGCTTGATCAGATTCAGATTACGAACGGGCGCGGCGAGAATGTCACAGACCGTTTTGATTGTGTGCTGAACGACAACGAGTTCATTGCAACGGTGAAAGAAAAGTCGGTCGCAGACCCGGCAATTAAGGGCACTGTGCTTACGACTGTGTTTACCGGTACGGCTCCGAGATGGCTCGGCGGTAAGTTTAAGAACGGTGCGTCCGTAACGGATGAGTATCACACCTACTATACGAACCTTGTCGAGACTCGCGATCCGTCCGAGCCGAAGGTTAAGAAGTCGGTTTCGATCGATAGCGGCAAGACCTACGCGGATGCAGAGACACACGAGACTGCGCCGGAACTTACGAGAAGACCTGATCGCTATCGTTGGAAGATGGACTACACGCTTTCTAACTACAGCCTGTTCACAGAAATTACGCTCGGCGATCTTTTTGAGTCCGTGCAGACGGTTGCGCCGGAAGACATTCATGTGTACGACTTTACCGGCAAAGAGGTTACGAATCGCGGTGATCTTACGATCGGCGCAAAGGTTCCGGGCGGTGCAAGCGACATTATCTGGAAGGCGAAGCGTGAACTGGTCGAAGAGACGAACCGTACTTTCGGGCCGGAGAGCGATAAGATTCCGACTTTCACGATGACGATTGACACGGATGTGAAGGCGGCGCTCAATCTCGATGAGTCTAAGTATTACGATGCGGCTCTTGACAGAATCGTTATCCCGAATGAGGGTTGGTTCATCGAGTCCGATGCGGAGGGAAGTGTTACGACACGCTCCAATAAGTCTCATGTGAGATTCCCGAAGCCGGGCGAGCCGAACGACCCGAACGGGCCGAGCGTTACGAAGCGCGTGTCTCTTGCTGATAAGAACGACTGGCAGACTACGCTGGAACTTCCGGACTACAATCAGCTTTACGATTACAAGACTGCATTTAAGCTTTCGTACAATCATAACTACGATGCAGGCGATTTAAAGCTTGTCGATCGCTTTGAGAATGTTCAGGAGTATAAGAGCATTCAGATTTTCGAAGGCGAGGATATGAAGGATGTTACCGACCAGTTTGAGATTGGCGTGAGTGCGGCAAGACCGGGCGCTTCCGATTCCGAGCCGCTTGAGGTTCGCGCAATTCCTAAAAATCAGGATGACTGGGACGATACCGGAAAGACACTCTATATGGTTATCAAGGGTGTTAAGCTTGTCGGTACACCGGATCGTATGATTGATTATCTCGAAGACAACCCGGAAACTCCGTTTACCGAGGGCGTCACGATTCCGAACCAGTCTTACTTGCACGAGGGCCACGCAGTTGCATCTTGGGTCAGAAAGACGGATTCCAATAAGACCTATGTGAATTTCGTTGCGAAACCCAAGATGGAAAAGTGGGTTGAGGATGACAATATGGTTGTCTTTGATCCGAAGACCGCGAGCATCGAGGCCGCAGACCTTAAGGATATGGTTGGTTTGTCGCAGTATATCCTCACAGAGATGCTCAAGAAAGACCCGACTCTCATCAATTCGCAGGAATACTTTAAGCTTAGAACCGACCTTTTGAATCCGGCGGTTACGAAGCAGGAACTTAGAGAACAGCTTGCAAAGCTTTACAAGCTTAAGCTTACGAGCCCTGTGAGAGGCACAACGGAATAAGTTTTATGGCAACCGAAGAGGAAATTTTCTCTTCGGTTGTTTTTTGTTTTCGGAATTGCTATAATGACATATAAATAAGCATTTTCGGAGGGTTTTGTATGGGTGATAAAAAGAACGATGTAAAGCAGATGCATGTCTATGTTCCGATGGAGTTGTATAAGCAGATCGAATACTGGGCGGCAAAGCGTGATTGCACAATCACACAGTATATGTGCGATGCGCTTGAGCACATGATTAAATACGAGAACAAGGACTATGATTTGCCGACTATGGAACAGGCAAGACTCAATCAGTTGATTGATGCGATGCACACGCTTTCGAGCAATGTGGACAATTTGTCAGAAATTGCCACGAAGGGCTTTAGTGCTCTCATCGGTCTTACGAGGGGCGATAACTATTTACTGGAGGATGACAATGAGTGACGAATTTGACAAGATTAAGATTGACCCGCCTATGCCGAAAGCAGATGACTTACAGAATGTAGGCGATGGTCTGATTGATGATCTTCTTGGCAACACCGGCATTTTCGGTACACGGACGAAATCCGAAGTGAAAGAAACGGGGCCTATTGTTGAATCTGAATTGGAATCTGTTCCTGAACCGGCAGATGAAACTGTCATTAAAACAGAAGATGAAATCGAAACTGAAACTGAACTTGAATCTGTTTCAGAGCCGGAAATTGAATCTGAACCAGAAGATACAGTTGAAACTGTTTCCGAGCCGGTAAGTGAGTCTGAAACGAAAGAGGAAACAGGAGTTGTCTCTGAACCGGTAAGTGAAGATGAAATCGAAGCTGAACCGGCAGATGAAACTGTCATCGAAACAGAAGATGAAATTGTATCGGAATCTGTTTCAGAATCAGAAGTTAAATCCGAAATAAAAGAAAGTGTCGAAACTGCTTCCGTGCCGGTAAATGAGCCCGTTACAGATTCCGGGGCGAACATACTTTACAGAGAACTCTTAAACGGAAATCAGGAGTATCAGGTTCAAGGTGTTTCAAACAGTAATCAGGTTCGTATCAGTGATGATGACTGGGATAAGAATTTAAAGATTTCCGGCATTATCTTTGAGGATTTTTACGAGCGATACAAAGCTGTTTCTCATGGCGAAAACATTCCGAATGTTGTCGCTGTGACCGCGATTCTTCACGCGGCGTTGCACAGCGACCGGCCTTTTAATTCAAAATATCCGAATGCGCTCCGTTATGCACATGAAGTGCTGAAAGACTATGCGGCACGCGGCGCTGACACCGATCGGGACTTAATCGCTGATTTTAGGCGAACCACGGAAGAGGGCATCTACGCAATCGAGAGCCTTGTTTTACTACAGTTTGTGAACCAGTACGGCGCGGATGCGTGGCTTCGATGCCGGGATCTTCTGACGGACAAAGAGAATCGTGACATGCTTAGAACCTTCCGGAAAGAGATCGAAAAGTACGGCAAAGCCGTCCGTTTAAAGAAACTCGCCGGTTCAAAAAGTGTTGATATATGAGCATCTTTGTGGTATCATTTTCTTAACGGAGGTGTCATATGATTGGTATTTTGTGTGAGAAACCGTCAGCGGCACAGAACTTTGCGAAGGCGCTTGGGTTAAAGGCCGTTGAGCGCTCGCCCGCAAAGTATGTGGGAAAATATGGGACGGATGAAGTCATGGTTGTTCATGCGCTCGGACATATTTACGAACTCTATTATCCGGCTGACAATGTGGCTCCCGAAAAGGTGCAGAGATATAAGAGTTGGGACTTGAATTTACTCCCGTGGGACGCTTCGGACTTTCTCTGGAAAAAGAAGGTTACGGACAGAGGTAAGGCAATTGCTAAGTATTTAAAGCAGAATTTGAGCGGATGTGATGAAATCGTTTTGGCATCCGATAACGATCCCTCGGGCGAAGGCGATGTGCTTGCCGGGGAAATCATCAAAGAACTCAAATTAAAGCCGAAGATACTAAGCCGTATGCATTTCGTTGATGAGGCCGAAAAGTCGATTCAGAGTGCATTTAAGACCAGAGAGCAGATTCACGACTTGGATTCCTACCCGGCTTACCGAAAAGGGATTTTTAGACAGCGTTTCGATCATCTTACGATGCAGTTTACGAGAATTGCGCTCTCTGCCGGTGACGGAAAGACTTTAACGAGACAGGGTAGACTTAAGTCAGCGATGATTGTTCTAATCGGTGACGGACTCAAGGCTTTAAAGGCTTACAAGCGCGTGCCCTACTACGAGAACCGTTTCAAAGACGAAAACGGGGTCATATATGCGGCAAAAGAGGGTGTCAGAAAGACTTACCCGAATCCGAAAGATGTGCCGGAGTACGGCAAGGTTTTAACTTCTCCGGTTTGTCTTGATAAGCGCGAGCGAAAGTCTACACCGCCGCCAAAGCTTTATGATCTTTCGGCACTCTCTGCCGTACTTTCGTCACTCGGCTATAAGCCGAAGGATGTGCTCGCTACTTACCAGTCCATGTATGAAGCAAAGTATGTCTCATATCCGAGAACAGAGGATAAAGAGATTACGCCGGAGCAGTATAACGAACTCTTGCAGAATAAAGACAAGATTGCTTCTTTAATCGGTGTCGATACAAAGCTTCTTACACACACGGCACCGAGGCGTGTGCATGTAAAGACCGGCGGGTCGCACGGCGCAAACAGGCCCGGAAGTAATATTCCGAAGAGTTTACAGGCACTTGAAGCAGAGTTTGGGCCGCTCGGCGCTTTGATTTACAAGCTTCTCGCAAAGTCGGCTCTCTCTATCTTTGCGGAAGATTATGTCTACGATTCCGAGGTCGGACACTTGATGTGTTATCCCGATTATGTCGGGAGCACAACGGTTCAGGTGAGCCCCGGCTATCGCGCAATACTCGGCACGGATGACGATGACGAAATCGGGACAAAGGGGCTCGGAGTAGAAGCAAAGTCATTTATCTACGAGGGCGCGCCGACACCGCCTCCGACACCCACTGTCAAGTGGCTCATGAAAGCACTTGATAAGAGAGGAATCGGAACGGGTGCTACGAGAACGAGCACTTATGCCGACATATCGACCGATACAAAAAAGGCGGCTAAGATGGTCGGCGACACAAAGGGCAAAATCTCTATGACACCGGCGGGAGAACTTAGCTATGTTCTCTTGCAGGGCACAAAGATCGGGGACTTAAATGTGACCGCAGAACTTCAGGAAGACATGAAGCAAGTCGAGAATGGCTCGCTTGATATGAGAGTCGCACTCACAAAAGTTGCCGATATGGTGAGACACGATAAGACAGTGATGTTAAATAACGGCGTTGCATACCGCAACGAGAAAGGATTTAAGATGGAACAGAAGTGGAACGGAACTCCGAAGGAAAAGGTTGAGATTTTCTTTGCACCGAGAAAGAAGACCTTCGAGGTAAGCAAGACTTGGGGTCAGCACACTTTCACGCAGGATGAACTCGACAGAGCGGCAAAGGGTGAGCACATTCCGGTAGAAGGCACGAGTAAGACGACCGGCAGACCGTATACCGCAGAGGTCTGGCTTGATGACTGTGAGTTTAACGGACATGCCTATTTTGGTTGGAAGGTCGGTTTCCCGAAAAAGTAAGGTCGGTGGCGGGCGGTAACGCCTGCCACTTTTTTTAAGAAAGGAGTTTTACTTATGGCAAAACAGTCTTATAAAGTACCGGAAGGTTTGGATAAGACGATCTTGGAATCCGAGATCAGTCTTAGCAAGAACTTCGATTTTTCGGCCTCGGTCGGATCGCTTCTTATTTATCTCGGGTTCATTCTCGGCGGGATTTTTGTTTTAACCAATACATTTCTTTCGAGCGGAACAGGGTTACAAAAGTTTCTGTTCGTCATCGGATGGGCGATGCTTACCGTTGTAACAGGTCAGTATCTTAACACTAAAGAACTCGGGTTTGTCAGAATCTTTGATTTACTTTCTTACTTAGAGCCCGGCGCAAGACGGGTGGGAACCAGAAGTAGCGATTCGGCAGTTCCGTTTCAGCATCTTGTCGGTATTAAAACCGTTGACGAAAACGGACTCATTCAGTTTCTTGACGGGCGCGTGGGTTATCTCTACGATGTGGTCGGCTCGGCATCTCTCATGCTTTTTGATGCCGATCGGGACAGAATACTTGATTTAACCGATGCCTTTTATCGCAAGATGTTTCACGGAATCGAACTTTCGTTTATTACTGTGAAAGAGCCGCAGTCGGTGGCTTTACAGACGGCATATCTTAAACAGCGGTACGATTCGCTCCGTGCAAACAAAAAGAGCGATCCGCAGTTACTTGATTTATGTGAAGCGCAGTTTCAGATTTTAAAGAACCATGTCGGAAAGAGTTATCACAGCATCCATCAGTATATGTTCTTGATGGCACGCGATATAGAACTTCTTAGGCGGGCAGAGAGCATCATACAAGCCGATGTTTCGGATCACGGGCTTATGATTAAGAGTCTTTACAGGCTTTCCGACAAAGAGGTAGCGAGAACGCTTAGTTCGATTTACAAGATGGATGGGGGTAGAGGATGATACCTTTATTTAAAAAGAAAAAGACCTTAGAGGAAAACCGCAGTTTTCAGGGAAATGCTTTCTTGCAAAACATTAAGCCGAGGGAGCGCTATAAGTTTCACAGCGATTATTTCGAAATTGATGACGGCGTTGCCACGATTGTAAGACTTTTTCATCACGCGACCGCGCCCGATGGTTTCCCGCCTTTCTGGGGCATCAATAAGATTCCGAGTTTTTCCGGTTGGATTTCGAATCAAGTGAAAGTCGTACTGCTTGAGCAGAATCGTGTCTTGCCGGAAGGCCTTGTCAAAGATTTCTTAAAGGGTGCAGAAAAGTTAAGTCGTTTTGAGAACGCAAACTCGGAAGAGGCTTCGACCAGTGCAAAGAAAGAGGTCAACAAGCGTCAGTCCGACATGGACGAAACGATAGATGAACTCGGCATGGGCGCTTCGTATATCCAGTCTTTTACGACAGTTATGATAAAGGCCCCGAATCTCGATGTTCTCGATGAAGCGATGTTACAGCTTAGTAGTCAGTACAAAGAACTCTTCAGTACGATTAAGGCCGCGCCGTATGAAGGCAGGCAGAGAACGGAACTTAGCGATCTCTTTAAGCCCTGTGAATTAAAGCGCGGGAGTGGTGATTACTTCACTTCTGTGGAGTATGCAGGGTCTTATAACTTAGTCACCTGTGGACTCGTTGACGATTGCGGTGAGTATGTCGGCACGATGATGGGCGATGTAAATAACTCGGCGGTTCTATTCGATGCCGATAAGTACAGTAAACAGGTAGTCATTGCCGGAGATCAGCGCCACAACGGACTGAACGCTTACTTAAGCGATCTCTGGGGCTTTAAGCTTGGACTCTCCGCTCTTTGCCGTGAACACAAGGTAGTCCATATTGTACTTAATCAGACGGATTTGCAGAGCCTCGGCGTGAGTCTTGAAAAATCAACGGTTCGCGTGGATTTGCAATCCGGCGAAGTAAATCTCTTCGAGATGTTCGGTGACAGAAAAGATGCCAGTGCGATTTTCTCAAGACAGATCGAGAAGATTAAACTCATGGTGCAGGAAGCGCAGGGCATCCATGAAAAAACCTCGGCGAGACTCATCGTAGAGTCACAGCTTGCAAGAATCCTGGAAAACTTTTATGTGGATCAGCGGATGTGGCATAAAGACGCAAACAATCACTTGGATAAGCTTCGCATTGTGGGCTTAGATCACAAAGTTGTTCCGACCTTAAAGCTTTTCGTTGCCTATCTTATGAAAGAGGAGAAAGCTACACTTAACGAACATGACGATCAGAGACTTGAAGCGATTCGTGTCTTACTCGGACTTTTTAACGAGATGCTTACAGCTTACGGAGACTTATTTAATAATACGACTTCTCCGGTGATTGACAGCACTGCCGGTGCACAGCGGGTAATTTACGATCTGTCAAATATCTTTTTACGGTCTTCCGGCATTGCAACGGCACAGCTTGTGAATATCTTCGGTTACGCAACGCAGTCGCTTAAGAGGGGTGATGTTGTAATACTTCACGGTGTTGACCGGATTACATCCGAAGGTGTTAAGAAGTATTTACTCGAACAGGCGCGGCTACTCAAAGATCGCGGCGGGCGCATCGTTTATGTGTACGATAATATCGGTACGATGTTAAATGACAAGGCGTTTTGTGAGTTCGATAAGGCAGATTATACCGTTTTCGGTACGATGACCGAGAGTGAGTTACTTGAGTATCAGAAGAGACTCGGGCAGGCTGTACCGGCTGACCTTGCACACATGATTACGCTTAAGGTTCCGGGACTTTGCTATGTAAGGCGCGGTATCGAAAATGTCGTCTTTAAGCAGGATTTGATTTTGAGCGGAAATATTCGGACAGAAAAGAAAGCACTTCGGCGAAAGGAGTCATGATGAAACTTCGAACACTTTTTATGACGGCGGTCTTGTCGCTTGCCATGTCCGTTGCCGTATTTGCCGCGCCGATCGGTAACGGCGGCGTTGATAACGGACAGGCACAGCCGGACTCGAATACCGGCGTTGCGGCAAGCAGTACGAATCTTGAAGGCGGCGCAGACGATTATTCGTTTTACAAGATGAGTTCTGCCGCGAGCATGTTCGTAAACGGTGCTATGTCACCGGACGGGCAGTACAGTTTAAGTGAGTGGCAGGGTGTTAATAACGGCGGTATTTCCGGCGCACTGCTCGGCTTCTCGGACGCGAATAAGACGAAAGGTGTGGTTTCTTTCTTTACAGGCCTTACATCGGCGGCGACCGCATCGGTTTCGTATGATGCACTGATTCAAGCCGATGAAGACCCGGATATTAACATGGGTTTTTCCGGCTATGCGCTTTACGGTGCGGCACTTTCGGATTTGGGTCTTGACAAGATGATCGCCGATGGCAGTATCGCAAATATTGTTCGGTCAATTGCCGGTGCGCTCGCACTCTTCGTGTATGTGCTTGCAAAGCTACCGTTTGTTGTTTTTCAGGTGAGCATTAATATCTTGCAGGCGCTCAACCCGTTTAAGTGGCTTATGTATGCCGGACACGCGCTTGATGCCGATACGCTTTCGATGATGGGGCCGCTTGCCACCCCGCTTGAAGGAATCGCCCGATTTGTCTCGCATATTTACGATATGTTTTACGGTCTCGGTGTGTATGTGGTTATCCCGCTCGGACTTATCTTTATTATTGCAAGCCTCTATATTCGTAAGATTTTGCTTTTTCAGAGAGGCCTTCCGAGGGGCTTCAAGCGATTTGTGATTCGGGCGTGCTTCATGCTTTTCGGTGTTGCGCTTCTCGGGTCTGTATATACGGTGTCTCTCGATGCTATGTCAACGGGTGTTGATTTTTCGCTTAGTGATGTTGCGGTAAAGCGATATTTTGTCGATTTTGAGCGGTGGTTTTCTTGGAACGCACTCGCACTTCCGTCTGACGCTTCTGACTTACTCTATAATGTCAGTTCCGGGCATGTGAGTGGTACATTCGGTGTGTCGCTTGCGGACAACGTGTTAAAGATTAACAATTCCGTGTCTCCGTCTATTATTCATGCCGGAACAGAGCAGGACAACGCGGCATTTAGCTTACTGCTTCGGTATATGAGAAACTCTACATTCGAGGCTACGGATTTTGAGTCTGAAATTAAGACGAAACTTCGTGATAACTTGGGCTCCGATTCAGCTTTATTTAAAAAGCAGTTTACGAATGCGGGTAAGCCTAAGAATTTCGAGAAGATTGATCCGACCAATACGAGCCCCACGGACGACAGCAGTATCTTTTTTGCAACGGCGGGCGGCATTACAGCAACTAAGGTTTCCGGTATTACAAACGGAAAGGTCTATAAGCTTCAGACAACCGGTTCTCCGGGGGCGTTTAAGAGTTTCGGAACGGGAAGCAGAACAAGCACCATGTCTCCGATTACGGCATACAATTATCTTAGTACGCGATTTGATAGCCGCATGATGACGATGTATTCGCAGGAGAAGGCTTCGTCTAATTTTGTCAAATTTAAGCACGCTTCTGTGAATCTCGCAGGTACGGGCTTTATCGGCTTTTTGAATTATCTTTGCTATATCACTCTGATGCTTGCGGTCGGTTTGGTCGGCATACACTATGCGCTCGGTATGATGTTTCAGGCGCTTAAGCAGAGTTTCGCATTTTTAACTTCTCTGCCGTTTGCGATGCTCGGCTTTATCGGCATGATCGCAAAGACGATCGGCGCTGTGGTTTTAACGGTCTTTGAAATTCTGGTTACTTGGCTTTTGTTTTCGTTTATCGTTCAGGTTTTAAGTTTCTTACCCGAAATCGTGACAGCGCCGATTCAGAGAGCATTTACTGAAAAGTATGATTCTGCCGGAATTTTGTCTGATCTAATATCAAACGGCGGTGCAACTTTCTTTATGCAGATTGCAGGCGGCCTCATCTATCTTGCCGTGATGTTTTATTTTATCAAGTGGGCAATCAAGCTTAGAGGTACGGTTTTAATGAGTTTTGAGACGATTACGATGCGTGCGATTGATAAGTTTTTAGCAGTCGAAGGTTCCGGTGCAAGCGATCATATGCGAGAAGGTGAAGCCGGAGACAGAAGTGGTGCAAATCGTGCCGCAAGAAATGTTATGGCGGCAGGTGCGGCTCTCGCAGGCGGTATCGGTTCCGGCATCGTCTTAGCGGCAGGCGCAAAGGCTCTCCAAGGCAATAAATCAAATACAAATGCGCCGACAAAATCCGTTGCATCGGGTTCGGGTGATGATAATACACCGAATACGCCGGATGACAATAACGGTACAAACAATCCGAACGACCCGAACTCCCCGAATGGAACCGGTGGAACAGATCAGACCGGCAATACCGGCAATGGAAATAATACCGGTAACGGTACTGGTAATGCTACGGGTAACGGCAGAACGGGTCGTGCAAACAGATCGGGCCAGAATAGCGGTCAGACGGGACAGAACGGACAAAATAGTTCGGGAACGCAGTCCGAGACTTCCGAGCGGAGTCAGGCTGAAAGCGAGCAGATTGATCTCGGCAACGAGGTTCTTCAGCAGAACAGCCTCGCCGACACTATAAAGATTGATGATGCTACAATGTCCGAGGCGAAGAGTGGAAACCGAGTTAAGCCGAATCGGTCTACGGGCAACGGTTCTACTGTGAACTCCGGTTCCGGTACTGATACCTCCGGTGAGGCAGGAAGTTCTGTCAGTGTCGCGAGTGCTAACGCAGAAATCAGTGCAGGGAATGTCACAGTTACTACGAGTGATGGTCAGACTGCAAACGGACAGCCGAGTGCGTCTACTTCAAGAGTTTCCGGTGGTACCGGCAAGGCTGTCAGACCGGCGCAGAATACGGTGAGTACGGTTCAGAGTACAGAGGGTGTTACAGGTAGTGCACCGCAGGGCGATACGGATTCCGGTAATGCTACGCAGTTTACCGGACAGAGCGCTGTGAGAAGCCATGTGAGAGCCGAGAGCAACGAGGCTAGTGCACAGGTTGAAGTGAGCACAAATGAGAGTTCGCGCGGCGGTTCTACGACCCAGAGCGCAACGAGAAGCGTTAGACAGGCTACCGATACCGTGAATATGCAGTCGCTTTCTGACGGTAATGCGAGCGTACCCAGTGAGAGTACCGGTAACGGCGGTTACGCACCGCAGGGTTCGTCTACTTCTTCCCGGAATGTGAGAAGAGTGCAGGCCGAAAGAAGTCAGGATGTAACTGAAGATACCGAAGTTGAGATGACGAATCAGAGCAGGGTTAATCAGAACATCTCCGGTCGCACTTTGAACGGACAGAGCGTAAGTCAGGCTTCCGGCAATGTAAGCTTTGGTGATGCAAGCGTAAGTGCTCCCGTGTCCGGCGGTGATGTGAATGTTCCCTCTGCGGGCCACGCGCCGAGTCGCTTACAGCGGAATACCGTCAAGAGAAGCCAGACCGCTGAAATCGAACAGTCCACGGTGATTGAGACTACGAACGACACGAGAGTTCGAAACAATACGAGCGAAGTTGTTTGGGGTCAGGCATCGGTCACAGGCGGCACGGTGCAGAGTCAGGGACACAGTGTAAGCGGTACTGCAAATCTTAGTGGTGAGCATGTGAACCTCGCAGACGAAAAGAATCGTAAGTCGGATGTGAACGACAAGGGTGACAGCGGAAACACTTTAAGAAAGCGTCCGCTTAGACCTAAAAAGTAAAAAATTTGAGGCGGCGAAAGTCGCCTCATCTTTTTTAATCGTTGACGAATCCCGATAAATGAGATATAATTTTAAATGCAAAGGAAATATTTCGGAAAGGAGGCGTATGAGTATGGGCATTTTGAGCATGTATCTCCCGATTGGAACCGGTAGTTTTGGCGGTATCGAGGTGAAGGACACTAAGATTCCGGTGATCGACAAGGTGTTCGGTTTTATTACCGGACTTGCTTTTAGATACGGCGGTATGCTTTTTGTTTTTCTTGGTGTTATCGGTATCGTTATTGCCGGGATTCAGGTTTACAAAAAGGCTACAGGCTCCGGACGGATGGAGTGGCTTCAGATCGGTGGAATCTTTGTCGCATCCGTTCTGATTATTGTAATCGGTATGAACGGACTCGGTAAGTTCATGAACGGACTTATGAATTCGTCCGAAGTTACGAGTGTTCTGGAGTAATTTTTCAGGGGTGCATGGGTTAACAAAACCCTGCACCCTGATTTTTTATATCGGAGGGTAGTATGAAATTAAAATTACCTGATTTTCTATCAAGGAGTCAGCATCACGAAATCGAGAAGTTCGGTATTACGGTTCTTGTCATGACTTTGCTTCTCGGCGGGTCACTCGGCACAAGCGGTTATGCCGCAATTACGAGGAACCATAAAATACTTGAGAGGCAGGCACTTTTCACCTCACAGTTTGAAATGTCGAAGTCTAAGGCTTCGGGTCAGGTACTTCGCGTCTTCGAAAACGACTCTCGGACGAAAGCCTTTGTCTTACTCAAGTTTTCGGATATGAGCAAAATGTCATCGGATGCGAAGACTTATAAGATGTTTTTGCTCACGAAGGGTGGGTCGAATCATCACCCGTCCGGCGCGATTTATGTGTTCGGACAGACCGGCTATGTCGGACTCTATCTGGTTGATTCCGAGGGATTTTCTTCTAAGCTACAGAGCATCGTTCTTCGCGCGAACGCACAGCTTGTGCCGGATAGTGCAAAGGCCGATCCGACAAAAGATGCATCGTTTGCGAAATACGATCAGGCACTTTTCTCTGTGAATCTCGGTGCAAAGGTGACGGATCAGGGTTCAATCTCTGTCTCGGAGGCCACGAACAGTAACGCAATCTTTGAGAGAGGCGTTACGATTACGGCACAGCTTAATGACGAACCGCTTGATTCGAAGACTTTGTTTAACAGTTTGGTCGCCGAAAATCTCGACAAAGAGACAAGACTTAAGCTTGCGGATGATTTAAATACCATGAAGTATCAGTTAAATCTTATTGATGAGTACACCAAGCGCCTTCAGAGTTTTGATCTTGACGGCAGACGCATCGTGATTCCCGAAACGATGACTTCTATTTCGGGAGATTCCATCATCGAAAAGGACGGTGTGCCGTATCTCGAAACGCAGTATGTGTTCCCGAAGGGGTATAATTTTACCTGGCAGGATATGACTTTCGAGGGCGGTTATGCAAAGAATGTCGTCCCGGAAGGCATGAATACGCTTGATTATATGCTCTCTGTCAGTCAGGACACGACCGCACGGGTTCCGCAAGTAAGGTCTAAAGACTGGTACTTATCTGACGGCTCTGCGTTCTCTGATTTACAGCGCATCGCTTCGGATTCCACGGTTGTAAAGACAGCCGGTGAACTTGTTTCCGGTCTTACTTCCGCGTGGAGTAGTTTCGCACAGCTAAAAGAGCAGTATCAGTGTGATGATCTAAAAAAGCTTCTCGACATTGAACTCTCGGCAAAGAGTGCGGCGGAGAGTACGACCGTGCACGCGGGCGAGACGGCACTTACCTCGAATTAAGATGAGAAGGGGGTGATATTATGAATCAAAAGCCCGATCCGAATAAGTCTGTGAAACCGCAGGACGGGGGTGCATCATCCCCCGCTCCTTCGGGAGCAGACAAGGGGTCTGACAACAAACAGACAAAGCGTGCCGTAAAAGGTGCGGCGCAATCAGTCGGAAGTAAAGTCGGCAAGACGATGGCGATTAAGGGCGCGATCAACAAGGCCGGAAGTATGCTCGCGAATTTCGTAAACGGTATTTCCCAGTCCTTTATGAATTTCTTCGGCGGGATCGCCGCAGGTGTTAAGGGTTTTTTGGCAAGTCTCGGCGTTGCACAGGCAATGGCGGGAACGCTCGCCGTTATGGTTATCATGGTGAGCGGTTTCGGTACGATTTTACTGATCGCGAGTGTTATTATGACACTTATGAATCCCGCAAGGTATGATGCGTTTAATGACTGCCGCAGTCAGGCGAAAACAGCGCAGAGCGAACTTGCGGCGGCAATGCGCGGGAAAACCGGTGCGGCGGCAACGGCACAGCAGACCGCGAATGCTAAGTTAATTTACTCGGCACTTCATGAGATGGGCATACCGGATGTGAATATTGCCGGTGCGATCGCGAATGCCAACACCGAGAGTTCTCTTGATCCGACTAAGCTTGAGGCATGTTACACAGAGAACTTTATAGTCGGGCCGAGAAAGACTGAAATCATGAACGACACAAACAGCTATGTCTTAAATACGGTCTTTCCGGCGTATGAGCGGCACGGTATTCATCTTAGAAAGAATTATTACAAGCGCCCGTCCACAGGTGAGTATGCGCCGGGCCTTGGGTTTTTCCAGTATACGGGGCCGGAGTTCGATGATTATATGATTTTCTGTGAAGGCCACGGACTTAACTGGTACGACCCCGGCGCACAGCTTGCGTATGCGTTAAACGGTTTTCATAAAAGCGCATGGCTTCGCGCGTGGACTAACCCTGAAGCTTCACCTGAAGCGGCGGCAGTCGCATTTGCTACGAAATTCGAGGAAGCAGGGTACACGGCTTCGTATGGTGAGAGACAGAGTTATGCGGCACAGTGGTATAGTGCAATGGGGAACTGGGAAGTTGACACGAACTTCGCAAATTCCGTTATGAGTCTTGTGTCGCAGGGCGGCACAAAGGCAGGGTACAGTGCCGTCAGAAAGTCCACAGAAGATTGTCTGAAAGCACAGAAATATAATAATAGTGGAATTGCAGAGGCGGCGCTTTCGTTTGCCTATGCAAATGTCTCGGACTCCAAGGGGTCTAAGGGAACGGAACTCTGGCAGGCGGTGCATGATGCTGTGATGCCGGGTGATTCTATTTATCAGTCTTGTGACAGAACGGTTTGCGGTGCTGTCAGATGGGCAGGCGCAGACGATTCGATACCGGAAGGCAATGCAGACGCAATGTATCGTTACTTTAAGAACTCTCCCAAGTGGGAGCAGATCGAAGTGACGGAAGACATGTCTCTCTTACAGCCGGGCGACATTATTTGTGAGTATACGCTTTCCGGTGAGGGTACGGCTACTTGTAAGCATGTCATTGTCTATACCGGCAAGGAACTCGCAAATGAGAGATTTCCCGGCATGGGCGGCAACTCCGTTTCGGGGTCGTATAATCACAGTTCCCCGAGCGAGGGCCGTTCACCGGCTCTTGTGAATACCCGATATAAGAACGGGCCCAGATACCAAGAGGCGTTTCGTTGCATACAGCCGGAGGCAAATTCGAAATATAAAAATGTCGGAATCGAAGTTTCCGGTGTGAGCGATACTTCTTCCGGTCACGGTAGCGCGGAAGACGATGACGGCGGCTTTTACGAAGATTAATAAAATTAAGGTACTTTCGCTTGAAAGTGCCTTATTTTTATGCTATTATTTGATAAAAGAGAAAAAGGAGGTGTAGTGTGAAGAAATTTATAGCACCGATTGCGGCGGGTTTAGTCTTAATTGGCACAATCGGAACTCTTCGCGCCGTTGACAGTGATAGGAGTGCGAAACTTATGAAGGTTAGAGCCGAGATTGCGAGCGCAAACAACGCAATTTCCGCTCTAAAGGCAGGCGAATCTGCGGCGAAATACCAGATCGTAAAGTCCGAAACGGGGATTGATCCGCTCCGTGTCGAGCAGGACACGAAAGCCATTGAAAATCTCTTACATACGGTTTTTACATGGAGTTCGTATGATGAGTATATGGCGGCGAGAGAGCGTATCATAAAGACTTACGGTGTCGCCAAGGATTCAAGTTTCTTAACTTCGTTTATGCCGGAAATCAAAGACACGGTTTCGCCGAACGGAAATCATTATAACGATATTGACATTCAAGGGTACAATGTCGAACTCACCGGCATGAAGGTTTATCCGCTTTCTGTGGACAATGGGTATCGGTATCTCGTTGAAGTGAGAACAGAATCCCACATGAAAAACGGCGAGGGCGAAGGTCTTATGAACGCAATGTGTCTTATTACGACAGATGAGGCCGGACATATCTCTGATATCTACGGCACGAATGTATCGGGTCGTTGAGAGGATTATCGTATGAATACGAAAAGAATACTCAGCGATTTTCTTCGGACGTTGATTCTCACATTTGGCATTTTTGTGAGACTTTTGCTTATTGTTTTCTCTGCCCTTAGTTTCGGATGCCTTGTCTGCCCGATCGTTGTTACGATGGTGGTGCGACTGATGGGTGTTCCGGTTTCTGCCGGACTTGATTTAAAGCTGTTATTCTGGCTTGTTCCAATCGGTGGAGTCTTGGTTATCTTAAGCGTGTTCTTGCTTAGAACCTTGTTTTTGTTTGACGGTTATCTTTGCAAGTTTTTTGACCGGCTTTCATGCAAAGTCGAATCTATGATAGAAAGAGAGGTGAAAAAGTGAATAAACAGAAGTTAATCAATATCGGAAGCGCGATCGTGATTGCCACGAGTATGCTTTTCGGTTATTTTTCGTTACGGCAGGGCGATGAGCAGTTTTTAAAGAATATGGCAACACTCTCTGACGAACTTGCAAGAGTGACCGGTGAATTTAACGAGCAGAAGCGGCTTGCAGACGAAACTTCCGAACTTGTTTTGAAAACAAGCCTTAAAAACAGCAACGATGTTGGAAGTGAAATTGCCGATCTTCAGAATCAGTATCGCCCGTCCATGAGAGACAGCGAGTATGCCGAGGTTACGGACGCTTTAAAGACGCATTTTAAGAAAGATGATGTTTCTGCCGGTGCACAGCCCTGGTTTCAGAACTATAGTAAATCAAGAGCCGATCTTCACTGGAGTTATGTGACGACCTACGGATTTAACGGCGATACGGCCCAGATGATTTGGCTTTGCCGGGATGTTTCTACAAACGAGGTTTTCGCGTATGCGATGGCAGAGTATAATGTGAACGGGAAACTGGTATCGGATTTGTCGATTAAATCTACCTTTGTCGGGCAGAAAGATACCGGAGTTGTCGAAACAGATTCTCCGGACAACGACATGAACACCGAGGAAACGGATTCCGAAGGAAATCCGGTTTAATTAAAAAGGAGCGAAGCCTATGAAAATTTTGGCGTTAGAAGAGGACGGCATGGCGGCCTATGTTCTTCGCAAGTGCAATGTCGATTACGAATCCGATACATATAAGGCGATCGGTGAAGTCTATATTAACTCGGCGGTACTTGACACGCACTATGAGTTAAATCATAGACCGTATCTGGTGTTAAGTGGCAAGGTCAGGCGAGTTGCCGGGCATCTCGGCGGCAAGGGAATCGATGAGTTTTATTTCGAAGAGGGCGCGGTTCATCCGATTACTTACAATTACGAGTTCTCGGAGCCCCAGTTGGCTGAACTGATTCGTGAAGGCTATTTTGAAAAAGGGTTTGAGATGCCGAGCGTTTTAAGCGACATGGTGGTTGAAATGCCGCTTGAAGTTCGCGTAACGCGCGTGAACGCAAAGGATGAAACGAAAACGCCGCTTGTTTTCGTTTCTATCAAGAACGCCGTAATTGATACCGATATGGATGCCTGCAATTACGATTTCGCGGCAGAATTTAAGTCAAAGGACAAGGAATTTATCAAGACTTTCAATACGCCGCAGAAGGGGTTCGGGCTGAATCATACGACTCCGCAGGCAACTGTTACGGAACCTGTTGTACAGTCCGTTGCAGAAGAGGTGTTCACAGAGCGTCCGATGGATAAGACTGTAGAGCCCGATGAAAAGACGATTGCAGAAATGAAAGAGGCAGTCGAAGTTCCGAATGAAGTCACAGCGGAAGTTGCACACGCTTCCATGTCGGAACACACCGTTAAGCCTGTGCCACTCGGTACTGTGAGTCCTGATGAGTTAAAAGAAAAGGTCACGCTTGAAACAGAGTCCGTGCTTTCTCCCGAAGAGAAGCGTATCATCACGAATGTCGATCTTCCGGCTCCCGATTTCGGTGAACTTGCGAAAGTCGCAGACGAAATCGCGAGTTCGAAAGAGAAGCTTGAGCGCATGAAAGAAAGACAGCGCGAAGAGGACAGACGGCGAAGAGCAAAGGCACAGTATGTGAAAACCGAGGCGAAAAAGCCTGACGGCCTCGGCCCCGGATATTGTTAAAACTGATTTACCCCGCAAGGTGACTTGCGGGGTATTTTTAAAAGAGGGTAGTTTATGAGTTTAAAGCAGAGTATCGTTATTAAGAACAATTTTAGTATTAAGAATGGCCCGGATAATGGGAAAGGTGGTAACACGCCGGGTGCTTTTGTGCTTCGCTACATCGCGCGTGAAAATGCAACAGAGCCGGTCGCGCCGATTGCGCCAAGAGCCGATGTTTTTATTACGCGCTATATGGCACGCGCTTCTGCTGTTGAATCCTTTGATGGAGACTATGTTTCGGAACTGAAAGACGATCTCGAAAAGACAACGGGTCTTAGCGGTGTTGCGTTTGGGGATGATTCGATCAGTCTCTCTGATTCCGAGATTCGACTAAAGAGTAAGCGTATTCAGGATGCGTTCAATAAGGGCAAAACTATTTTTAAGTCAGTCATTTCTTTCTCGGAAGACTATCTTAGAGATTCCGGTGTCTTAGAGAAAGGCTTTCAGCATCAGACGAAAGGTGATTATCGGGGGCATATCGATCAGCTTAAATTACGGGATGCAATTATGACAGGTATGCGTAAGATGGCGCGTGCCGGAAAGATGGACGACCCCGAATATGTCGGTGCAATACAGGTTGACACCAATCATGTGCACTGTCATTTTGTAATGGTGGATCACGGTCACGGAAAGCTTCATAGGAGCGGTACACAGAATGGACAGATTTCGTCTTCGATGCGATCTGCTCTTAGGCGCGGCATTGATTTAACGCTTGATGATTCGAAATCGGTTCAGTATATGGCTTCGCAAGCGGATGCCGAAGAGAAAAATGTAAAGTATTTTGTGAAACGCGCTACGATCGAGATGGTCGAAGACCGCGCGGATTTACAGTTTTTACTCGCGTGCCTACCTGAAAATACAAAGCACTGGAGAGCGTCTACGAATCGAAAGGACATGCAGAAAGCGAACCGGCTTTGTAAAGACTATGTTCTTGATATTCTGTCCGAGCCGGACAGTAACGGTGCGGCGGCATTTGCTTCGATTTTAGCGTATGCGAACAGCCGAAAGTTAAGAGAGGGTTTAAATCAAGAAGAGGAAGAAGCCATTATTTCTGTGGGTAGAAATCGCTTAATCGAGGCCTGCATGAACAGTGTCTATGATGTTTTAAAGCAAGTGCCGGACAGCGAATGTAAGACCAGAACCAAGAGTCTTGACATAATGAGTGCCGATCTTGATACGCTCATGCGCTCAAGTGACGATAACGATTTTATTCGATTCGCAAAGCATTTCAGGTCGTATTCCAGTCGGCTTGAGAAACATAAAAGAAAGCAACTGGAAGCCGAGACTGCTTACTCGCGTACCAAACAGCCGGGCATCAAAGAAGAGGCGCTTGTGGTTCCGTTGTTTTATCAGATAGAAGCCGAATATCATAAGAGAGTGGCATCGAAATACAGACATTTCTTAGATTTCGGATTCGATGAGCGTGAACTTACAGAAGAGTTAAAGTCCGTCATCGAGGCCGGTAAAAGACGGGACGATTTCGGTCTTATGATGCACGATAAGGCTTTCTCACGGTTTAAGAGTGCGGCGAGTGCAGAGGCTTACGGAAAACAGGTGTACGGGCACGATGGCGGCAGGGATGTGCTTTCGCATCCGAATAAGATGCAGGCGCGTCTTGATCGCCTCACCGAAATCTATGAAGGTAAGTTGGCAGAATTTAAGAGTCATGCGGCAGAGAGAGGTTATCTTCTAACGCCTGACTGGAAGGTTAAGGCTGACAGCTTTGACTTTGACGAAGTGAAGGCGCTTGATATGCACGATTTACGGTATGACTGGGTTCACGATGTTAAAGTCTCTAAAAGCGCCGTTTCACAGTTTGTGAGTTTTGCGTATCTTAGGCATCGTGCGCTACAGGATGTTATTCAGTATCTTGACAGTTCCGGACAGAGTGAACATATCGTAGATTTCGATGTAAAAGATATTACACGCATGAAAGAGTGCGCCGATGAGGTGCTTGAGTCCGGGATTTTAACTACGATGGTAGACGGGGCCGCAATTAAACGCGATGCCGGTACGGTTTCTCTTGATAACCATGTGCCGAGTGAAAATGTCTCTCCGGCTCTTCGGAGCGTCATCGAGAAGGACTTAAAAGCACGGGTTATTACAGAAAATCAGCAGTCTCTTGCTGACTAAGTGTACACATAATTATGATATTTTTAATTGCATGAACTTTAGATGGGTGGTATACTGGTTTTAAATTAATGGAGGTGAGTGTATGGAGAGCGCAGTCGAATTTTATGAAACGCTCGATGATTTAAAATACCCGTTACTGAACCGGTATACGCGCCCCGTCCCGAGGATGCAACGAGCGGTCATTGGGCGCGAAAAAGAGGAAGGTGTCATACTATCCTCTTTTTTACGGCCTGAAATCTCGAATGTCATCTTACTCGGTGACGCAGGCTCCGGTAAAACGACTCTGGTTAAGAATCTTGCCCTTAAAGATCGCTCACGGTTTTATCTTGAGGTCGATGTTGCAAAAATGACCGCCGGAGAACTTGATGCGACACAGCTTGCCGGAACGCTTAAAAGTCTCGCAGACGAAGTTGAACTTTGTACGAAAGAGTATGACAAAGAAATCGTACTTTTTATGGACGAGATTCATCAGCTTGCGAAGATTTCCGACATGGCGTTCGAGGCGCTTAAGCCGATTTTGGCTGAATCCGGCACAAGAAGACTTCGGATTCTTAGCGCAACGACTTACGATGAGTTTGACAAGTATATTGCCGGTAATCAGGCTCTTGTGGAGCGTTTACAGCGTGTTAATTTGATTCAGCCGGACGAAGATACGGTTCTTGCTATCTTAGAGGGCATGGTGAAACGCTATGCGCCGGAACAGTGGGGCTATGACATTGTTGACGATGAAAGAGTGTTCGATAGGTCAAACTTAAAGCTTCAGCACTTGTTTCACATGATTTACAAGTACACGAATCTGTATGTTCCGGCAAATTCACAGCCGAGAAAGTCGATTGATGTACTGGACGCCATGATCGGTCGATCGCTTTTCGAAGATCGGGACTTAGATTTGGAACTCTTGTCGGATGTGCTACTGGTGTCACAGGGCGTCCGGGTCAACTTAAAAGTTGACGCAGGCAGTATTAAGAAGCGGCTTGATGAAAAGGTCTTTCAGCAGAGCCTTGCGACAACGGCTGTTGAGAACGCTTTACAACGCTGTGTGGCAAAGCTAAACGATGAGAGCAGGCCCATGTCTTGTATGCTACTCACGGGTTCTACAGGTACAGGTAAGACTGAACTCTGTAAACAGCTTGCAATTTTACTCTTTAACGACAAGAGAAGTCTTATTCGCATTGATATGACGGAGTATTCAACGGATGAATCCGTTGAGCGTTTCCGGGAAGAACTCACAAGGCTTGTGTGGGAGAGACCGTTTTCGATCGTTTTATTCGATGAGATTGAGAAAGCTTCCCCGCTTGTTACGAAAATGCTTCTGCCGGTGCTCGATGATGCGAGACTTATCAATAAGTATAATCGTGAGGTTTCGTTTAAGAACTGCTATATCATGATGACTACGAATGCCGCATCGGAAGTGTATAAGCAAGTCGGTGACTATAGTCCGACCAGTGTCGAAGAGCAGATTTTCGAATTGGAACGGCTTATGCCGCTTATCAAAGATTCTATTGTGAAAACAACGAAGGGTGGCGGTTTCCCGCCGGAATTACTCGGTCGAATGGACGCAATCATTCCGTTTCAGCCGCTTTCCGAAGAGACATTTAAAAATATTGTACTGTTACGGCAGGAAGATTTGCGTCAGAAACTATGGGACACGCATCAGGTTTCGATTGGGTACAGTGAGAAAGTGGCTGACACCGTTGTTTTTGACAGGCTTATCTCTGACACGGATAACGGCGGTGCAAGATCGGTCATCAAAGAATTTGATAAATTTGTGGTTGCGCCGGTCGCCGCATTTTTGAATCGCTATATTACGCCGGATTTAGACCGGAACATTATTCTTCGGGTTGAGATTGAGGGCAAAACCCGCTTTGAAGACCCGACACAGCTTAATTCCGAGGCGAAAGTCGTAGTTTACTGTGACGATCCGATTATTAAGAGACAGATGGAACTTGACCGGAAAAAAGCTTCGGAAGAAAGGTTAAGAGCGTTAAGACAAGCTGAAATTGAAGCTGAAATTAAGAAGAAGTTTGAGAAAAAGAGGGAGGCTTAAGACATGGGTTTTAACTTATTTGGCAAGAAAAAGGGTAATGATGATGCGCCGAAAGGTGACAAGGCCCCGAAGATGAAGGGGAAAAAAGCAGACGGACTCATTTCGTTTGTGAACCCTGCCGTTTCGGACATTGTATATAACCGGCTTGAAGATGAGTGCCAACTGTTTCGGATTTCGCACGATGGCGAAATCGGTTACGCTGTTTTCGGACTCAATGTCGATTCGATCGGCGGCATCTCTATAAAAGATAAGCGCAACGAAGACAAGGGTGGAATCATCAAGGAACTTGCCGATGGCACAATCGCTCACGGAAGTGATGAAGCCGCGCTTGAAAAGAATCTTTTGATTATCATCCCGACAGACAGCACGGTCGCCAGAATGGGCGAGTACAGCTTGCTTCGAAACGCGACCTATGATGTTTACTGTTGGCTCCCGTCCGGCGAGTATGTGCCGCTTGACAGCGAAATCAGTTATTCTGAAATCGAAGCGCTTGTAAGCAATCATCAGAACTTTGCGGATGTGTATCAGCTTTCGGATGATACGGTAGAAGATGTTAACGAAGTCGGTGATGCCGATACCGTTACGGAACCTGTTCCTGATGAGATTGATACTGCTCCGGTTGATAATACACAGGTGAGTGGCCCCGAAAGTTTTGATGATGAGGCGATGTTTGACAGCACCGCAAGCACCGATTACATTCAGGACGCGAGTTTACCCGAAAGCCTTCCCGAAGCGAGTGATGACGAAATCAGCTTTGACAATGCGGGTGAAACCGTTCCGGCAGAAGATGTTTATGCAACGCTTGATAGCTACATCCGGTCGGACTCCGTAAAAGCGGCTGACTTTAATGTGGATGGCTATAAGCGCTTACTTTCGCAGTATCAGGCGTCCGGTCTTGCGCTCTTTGATGAGACGCCCGTTGATGGCGGCATTACGAGTCAGGAACTTCTTGAAATCAAGAAGCAGGGTAACACCGAACTCAAAGCTTTCAGAGAGCGGTGCAGTCAGGCGATTTATACGATCTGGCAACAGGAGATGACGAAAGCCGTTGACCGTGCTCTTCGGGAGACAGACACTTCGAAGGATGCCGATACGAGTTTTTCTAAAATCGCGGCACAGCTTGAGGACGGTCTTGAGACCACAAGAACGAAGAAGTTAAACGCTTTCGCCGAGTACTTTCAGGAAGTCGAGAGACAGTATCAGGCTGATCTCGATGCGGCGAAAGAGGCGGGCGCAAGAGAGGCCGAGAGATCGTATCGGGCGCGATATGAACAGCTTCACAGAGATCGCGAGGAGCAAGGCAAATTCGAGGCAGAGGCAAGTGCACAGAAAGAATATCAGATGCATCTTGCCGAACTTGAGGCGAAAAAGTCAGAGTATGTGAAGCGTCTACTCGATCTCGCCGAAAGCGGTCTTAATGTCGCTCTCGCGAAGCGCATCGGTGAGTTCTTTAACGGCGAGCAGAAGATTTATGCCGCTTATATGCAGAGGATTCAGGACTGGCTTGAAAAGAATCGCGCGAACGACAGTGCGGCGGTCGAACTGGAAAGACGGCGTGTTGAGAACGATGCGAGAATCGAGGCGATTCAGAGAGAGCAGGCCGCGAAGGTCGAGATGTTAAAGTCCGAGTACGATGCGAAGGCCGAACAGCTTCGCGCCGAAATCGACAAGCTTAATGCGGCTCACAAGGCTTATATCGAAGAGAAGCAGACCGAGTTACAGAGACTTAAGGAGCGTCTTAACGAAGAGGCCGAGGCTCATAAAGTTGCGGTCGATAAGCTTATTGTGAGCAAGGACGAAGAGTATGCGACCAAGATTCAGTCTCTTACGAGAGAGATCGAGATGCAGTCGAAACTCATTGACGAGTTAAAGGCGACCGAGCAGAAGCGTCAGCACACGATGATCGGTATCATGGTGACGATTGCTCTCGCGGCGGCGGCGATCGGTGTGGTTGTTGGCGTGCTGAACGGCATTAACCTAATGAGCGCGGCGCATTCTGTGGCAGGCGGTGTGATTGTTTTTTGACAAGACGGGGAGAGGGTGGATTGGTTCGTTCTACCTTCTCCCGTTTTTAATAAAATTAAAATTATTGCTTGAGGTTAATTATCTTGCGTGATATAATTTAATTAAAGGAGGTATCTATGAATCGTCTTAAATTAAAGGGACGCATTATCGAACGATTCGGTTCGCAAAAGATTTTTGCGGATCGCCTCGGACAGACGGAGCAGACGGTTTCCAGAAAGTTACGAGGCAAAGCCCCGATTTCGCCGTCAGATATAGAAGCTTGGTGTAAGCTTTTAAACATTTCGGAGAGCGAAATCGGAAGTTTCTTTTATTCAGAAGAGGTTGTAACGGTTTAATTTCGGAGGGTTTGTATGAATGAGACAGAACTTATTGAGTCTTTATTGAAGGATGTTGAAGGTTATTGTTCTCTAGCAGAAGGTGTTTTAAAGTACGCATACGAGATGAGAAGCACTTGTGAAAAGATGATGGACGAAACCAATCATGACGAACTGGAAGAGTCGATCGTTAAAGTGTTTTCTCTTTTCATGCTTTGCGGCAATTCTGCCGGAGCAATCTATACCGAAGCGTATGCCTGCGCAAAGGAACTTTCGAGGCGATATAACGATCCGAGATATTTAGAGTTATTTGAGTCTCGGGGGAAGTAATTTTTTGGGCGGGCGGCTAAAACCGCCTGCTTTTTCTGATTCAGACGGGAGGTTTTTATATGCAGGATAACTGGAAACAGCTAAAATCACAGAGTCAAAAGGATCAGGCAAGATACCGTGATGTTTACAACGAACAGGTACTTGAGCGCGGTAAGATTCGGAGAGTCTCTTCTAAGGGGCCTTGGTACTTTTTCGCTTTCTTTCTCGGATTTATTGTCGCTCTTATCACATGGAACTCTGTCAGTTTCTTTGATGCGTCCCGTATAAGCGGTCGTGTTCAGACGATTTATAAAGACCGCATTTCCGGTACGGGTGCGCCAATCGTAAGCGGCTTTGACGGGATTCGAAAGTCCGATGTTTATGATGACATGACGGTTTATCAGTGGCTTTTTAAAGAGAGTAACGGTGAGAATGCCGGTAAGTATTATACGGTCAACGCTGACGGAACGCCTACCGGGGAGTATTATGATAACTTAAAGAGTGTGGTTCGTCCTCAGTGGGTGAACGACAAAAAGGCTGAAATTGAAGGGATAATAAGTTCCCTACCCGATGAGACACAGAAGAAAGAAGCGGCGAGGCGTCTTGCCAGAACGAAACTCATGTTTTATGAGTATCAGAAGGGTAGAATTACTTCCGGTAAACTTGCTTTCGCGTTTACGGCCTTTTTTATCACTTTCGGTATTGCACTCACGGCTTTTATGAAAGCGTATCATGTGCAGAATCTAAAAGCCGACACGAAAGACCTTAACTATCACGCAAACGATTCTCACATTCAGCTTCCGATGGAAGTTCTCGGAAATTATGATATTTTTCCCGATGTTGGTGCACACTCTTCGGTGTCACCGTCTGCGATGCTCTCTCATGTGATGCTTTCTAACAAGGGCGTGAGACAGATTCAGCTTGCGAAGCGTCACGAGAAAGACGCCGAGATTGACGGTACACAGTATTATAAAGGCGATTTTCTCTTAGATCAGGAAGATAATTGCATCTTTGATAGCAAGCCGATGTTTGATACGGCACGCGGCAAAGAGATATTCGAAGCGTCACAGGTCATCAAACCATATCAAAAATATTTTGACGCGCCGGGTATCGAATATAACCCCGGAAACCGTAACTATGAGAAGCTGAAAGGTTTTAATACTGTTGCGGATTTGATTAATAAAGACTGGATTTTCCCCGCGTATGAGCCACAGCGTCCGTCCGGTGTTTATTGCGTTGATACGGCTCCCGTGAATACGCTTCTTCTTGCTATTACCCGAGGCGGTAAAGGTCAAGGCTACATCGAAGCCATGCTTGACATGTGGACTAGAGAGCGGAGACAGAATAACTTTCTTGTAAACGACCCGAAGGGTGAATTGCTACTTAAATTTTGCGTGAGAGCAACCGTGAGGGGCTATGAGGTGATTCAGTTTAACCTCATGAATGTCATGAAGACGATGGTGTATAACCCGCTCGGACTTGCCGCTCTTGCCGCACGCGAAGGTGATTTTACACAGTGCGCGGCTTATGTTGTCGGTATTGCAAATGTCTTTTTCCCGGTTGAGGGCGCAGATGATCCGCTTTGGCCCAACGCGGCAAACAACGCATTTAAGCGTGCGGCATACGGACTTATTGACTATTATCTTGAAGAAGAAAAGAAACTTAAAGTCGAGTATGAGGGGAAGCCGAACGGTGCAAAACTGCTCGCAAAGAAGTTAGATGAAATGTGGGCGAAAGTTTCTCTCTATAACTGCTATCAGTTTTTTGTAAGACTTAGCAGTAAGAAGCGTTTGAATCCGGTCAAAGAACTCGATCAGCGCATTGATGCCGGAGAGTTTGAGGATGCTGAAGACGGCGAGTTAGAGCGTGAGCAGGAGAGAGCCAATAAAATGGCAGAACTCTTTGACGGACAGGATTCTATTGATATGCTGACGCTTTACTTTAACGCCTCGGCGAAGTTACCGGTAAACGGTGTCCGAACGCTTATGATGGACGCAGATCAGTCCCTTCGGTCGATCGGTGGCGCGGAAAAGATGCTTTCCAGTGTCTACGGTATCGCAGTCACCGCAATGAGTTTCTTTACAGACCCGACCATCATTAAACTTACTTCCGGCCCGCCGTCCGAAAATGTCGATCTCGGTGGTTTGTCGTTTCCGAGAAGATTCGGTGTGAGATTCAACCCCGAATATCTCGCGAAGTATCATCTTCGCGGCATCGGGTGCCGTTGGGGCGCTTATGGCGATCCGATGTTTAAAGAGCCTTTAAAGGGCGATTTTTCACATACGGATGTTGTCAGCATGGTCGGTTGGGCAATGTGCTACTTTGACGGCATCTTCCCGAAAGATGTTTCTTATGTAAAGCTTGAACTTGTGGATAACAGCACTGGGATGCTTTCGAAAACCTATTATTTCAGATTCACAAAGTCGTATCGCCTTACCTCGGATGGTTATAGTTACATGCTCGACCCGATTCTCAAAACAAAGATCGTGAAGGACGGTTACTTAGAAGAACTTCAGCCGGTCAAGAAGGACGGTGAGATTGTCCGTTTCGAAGTGAAGCCGTCTATGTATCGGGTTAAGAAAGTTACGGGCATCTCCAGTGAAACCGAGGCTCCGCATGTCGATGAAAATGCGCTCCGTCCTGTTTTCAAGATGACACAGGTCAAGTACACAGAAAAGCCGAAGGCGGTTTTCGTTGTGACACCGCCGCATTTAACTTCGTATGCGAAACTGATTTTGATTCTCATTAAACAGCTTGTCGATCTAAACTTCGAGAAGTCTTACATGACAAAAGAGAATCAGAAACCGCTTTATAAAACCAGATACATGCTCGATGAGTTGGGTAATCTTCAGTCCGAGGGACACGGTATTCAGAATTTCCAGACGATGCTTTCTATCGGTCTCGGACAGGATCAGCAGTTCACACTTGTGTTGCAGACCTTGCAACAGCTTCGAGATGTGTATGGCGACAGTGTTGATAAAATCATTCAGGGTAATGTGGCAGACATTATTTATCTTAAGTCCACGGATGACAGCCTGATTGATACGCTCACGAAACTCTCCGGTGTCACGCATGAAATCGACTCGAATCGCTCTATCACAGAGAATGAGGGTGCGGTTGCATTTGGCACAGAGGCGAAGGTCACGCTCTCGCAGTCGGTAAAGGAGCGCCCACTGATTCAGAGTAACGATTTGCTCTTTATGCCGCCGAGCAATGCTGTGGTGTTTAGAGCGGGTGACAACCCGATCTGGAACCGCAACGAGACTGCTTTGCCGCAGAGCCGTATTCTTCACAAGGGAACGATTATCCATCCGGGCCATAAGTACACGCTCCAGAATGTGCCGAGTCTTTCGAATGTGTTAAACTTTGATGAGAGAAAGAATGTTCCGGACTTTAGAAAGATGCTTGATGAGAGAATCGAAATGGCTTTATATGCTGACGAGGCGATCGAAAAGTACAGTCAGGCTTACGGGTATCGTGAGGATGACATTTTAAGACTTGATCCCGATAACTATGCCGATGATATTATTGAGTTGATTTACGAGTGCCGGACGGCAGGCTTTGAAGACGATATGGAGGAGCCGGAAGAGATTCAGCATGTCGAGTTTGACAATGTTGAATTTATCGAAGAGAAGGCGAAGTCCGACAGACTTATTGCAGAGCGACAGGTTAAGAAGTTTGCCGGTGGACAGCTTGCGATTGAGAATCTAATCGGAGAAAGCGGCGCTGTCCGTCACACGATCGACAATGTGCTTAGAAAGGCTTACACGGCATCGCGATATGAACTTGCACAGGATAGACAGCACTTTATCGTTGAGGGTCAGAACTTAAAGGGTGCTGACGGAGCGCTTTATATCAGCTGTGTAAACGATGAGGATCGCGCAACGAGAGAACTGTTACGAGAGGCCGGACAGGATGCTTCTACAAGAACTTATGTTGACGGCGATATTGAAGACGATTACGAGAGCAATTATGTCGTACAGGATGCGTTTATCAAGTTTCTCGCGGGGCTTCCTACTTGGAAGGAACTCGGAAATGGAAAGTTTGAACAGGAAGCCGCTCGCATCGTGAGCGAAGAACTAAAAGACATTGAGTAACAAGAGAGAGAGTTGCTTTTGCAACTCTCTTTTTTTTGGAAATTCTGCGAGGCGAACTGGTGTTCGAAACAAGTCGAACTCATGTTCCGTTGACAGAAGTCTTGTTTTATGCTTGATATGCAAACTGCAATAATCGGAAAGCAGTGTAAGACTTCCGAAAGAAAAAGTGGTGTCACAGTTTCTAAAGTTTAGTTGTGACACAAAAAACTTTTATCAAAAGATACGCAAGAAAAAGTGTAGGAAACATGCGGGTTAGAAGCCTGTTTGAATTTGCAAGCTTGTTTCAGTTTTGTCACAAGTCGTTTTGTGACAACTGTGACAAGTCGAGTAACAAGTAACATATTTTACTTATTTTAGAATCTTTTTCTTGTATGAGATGCAATAAAAAACAGTTTTACGTTTTGCACAAAAGATTATGTCAACCAAACTACTTGACAGAATTTGAATTTGTTGTTCTTGAGATAAGAAGTGGACTGAAAGTTAAGAATTTTTAGAAGCACCCCGTTTTTTGTCACACTG